GTGCATAACCTGTGCATAACCTGTGCGAAAAACCGACCTTTTTCCGGGGCCGAATCGCCATAAAATTTCTGACACTTCCAAACCCTATATTTGGCCCCTTGCCCGATGATTCGTATATAGGGGGGGCACACCGCGCATCCATGAGAAATTTCTGACATTTTTTCAATCCCTTATTTGCCCCCTCCCCACTGTGTCCCCTATCGGCGCATACTGCGCTTCCTCCCCCTTCTCCCTTTCTCTCTACTCTCCTTCCCACATCCTTCTCCCTCCTTCCTGCCCGTTGATCCGTAGGGTTCCGTCCCTTATACGCACACGCGCACGCGTAATAGGGTCTCCCGTGAAAAATTTCCGGCATTTCGGAACACCTTATATGACCCCTCATACTCCCCCGCCTCTGTTTCCCTTCCCTTACCTATCCTATAGTCCTTCCCTTTCCCCTCCCTTCCTCTCCGTCATGTGGGGCGTACTTGCCCACGCACGGGTGGGGATGGTATAATGTCGGCAGGAAGACACATGGAGGAGAGACATGGACGGATTCGACGACGGACTGGATTTCGAGCTGAACGTGAGCGCCAGCGAGAGCGGGCGCAGGAGACACCGCAGGAGCCTGAGGGACGAGAGGGGGCAGCTGTCGCGCGGCGAGCTCTTGGAGAGCTTGGGCGTCAGCGAGGCCGAGGCCAAGGTGTGCTCCCTGACGGACGACGAGATCCGCTTCGTCTCCGAGATGCTCGAGTGTGAGCTCGACAAGGGCAAGGCTTGGAGGAGGGTTCACCCGAACGAGGACTTGGGGCGGAACGAGTACCGCAGGATGGACGCGCTGCTCAGGCGCGACGACGTCAGGCGCATGCTGCGCTCGGCTGTCGTCAGGCGCATGGGGGACGTGATGGACAACCTCGACGCGAGGCTCTTGGACGTCTACATCATCAGGGCGTTCTATGATGTGGCGGACTACCACGACAACACGGGCCAGTGCCTGCCGCTGAACACGATCCCCGAGGACAAGAGGGTGGCCATCGACAGGGTGGAGTCGAGGTACTACGGCAAGGACGGGGACGTGTACTCCGTCAACTACATCCTCGCCAACAGGGAGAAGGCGCTCGAGACCCTGCGCGACTACATCCACGGGCTCAGGCCCAAGACGGGCGTCGGGGTCACGCAGCTTGAGGACAAGGGCATCTCCGAGGAGGAGAACCTCGCGTCCATGTCCGACGAGGAGCTCAGAGCCGAGCTCGGGAGACTCTCGTCGTGATCTCCCACGAAGCGGTCAGGAGGGAGCTCATCCGCAGGGAGCTCGCCCGCAGGAGCTTCCCCGACTTCATGGCCTACATCCACCCCGACATCAGCCTCGACCCGTTCCACATGACGTACTACACGATACTCGACAGGTTCGCCCACGGGCATGTGCGCAAGCTCATCGTCACCTGCCCCCCGCAGAGCGGCAAGTCCGAGGGCTCGACTAGGAACCTACCGGCGTTCATGCACGGGCTCAACCCCGACCTCGCCATCTGCGTCGCCTCGTACGGCTTCCCGCTGGCCGAGAAGTTCAACAGGGCCATCAAGGCCAACATCGGCAGCAGCAGGTACGGGAACCTGTTCCCCGACACGATCCTGCCCAAGACGGAGAGGGCGAAGGCGTACAAGGGTACGTTCAACCCGAGCGACTACGCCAACAACGCGCGCAACTACACCCTGATAGGGAAGAAGGGCGGTCTGATCGCCGTGGGACGCGGCGGAGCCCTCACAGGTAACCCCGTCGACATAGGCATAGTGGACGACCTCTACAAGGACGACAGCGAGGCCAACTCTCCGCTCATCAGGGACGCCGCTTGGGAGTGGTACATCGACGTTTTCTCCACAAGACTCCACAACGACTCCAGCCAGCTCATCACGTTCACGAGGTGGCACGAGGAGGACATGATAGGGCGCCTGAGGGACACGTGTCAGAAGGAGGGCACCCCGTTCATCGAGATAACCAGCCTCGACCAGCTCAGGGACTGCGATCCCCATACTTGGTACTATGTGAACTTCGAGGCTATCAAGGAGAGCGAGCCGACGGAGGTGGATCCCCGTGCCCACGGTGAGGTTCTTTGGCCTGAGCGGCATGACCTCTCCAAGCTCTTGGAGCAGAGGAAGCTCGACCCCGGTCGGTTCCAGTCCCTCTATCAGGGAGACCCGATGCCGAGGGAGGGCCTGCTCTACACGAACAGGTTCAAGACGTATCAGGTGCTTCCGAAGAAGGACATCAGGGGAAGCTTCCTCTACTGCGATGTCGCCGATCAGGGCTCCGATTACCTCGTCTCGCTGCCGTTCGTGAGGGTGAAGGACGACAGGCTCCTTTTCCATGATATACTGTACACGCAGGAGGGAACCGAGGTCACCGAGAGGAAGGTCGCCGAGCAGATCATCAGGAACAAGGTGAAGGTCGCATGGATAGAGGCGAACGCAGGAGGACAGATATTTGCCCGTAATGTGAAGCGAATCCTTGCAGAGAAGAAATATAACTGTTACATTTACAGTGTGCCTCAGGCAAGCAACAAGGAGTCTAGGATACTGACAAATGCTGTCGATGTCATGGAGTATTGCGTGTTTGAGGAAGGGTGGGAGCTCAAGTACCCTGAGTTCTACAGGGATGTCAAGGGCTTCAAGAAGGTCTTTAAAGCTAACAGGCACGATGACGCGCCTGATGCCTTGACCGGTGCTGTCGAGTACACCGTGCTCGGCAAGGATGTAAACGCATTGTACAGGTGGTGACACATGGCTGAAGAGAAAGAGAAGAAAGTCGAGACCCGTGGTGCTAGGTTCGACGGCTGGGGGAGGTTCCTCAGCGGATACCACGACAAGAAGGCCAACAAGGCCGATGTGAGTTACCTCGCCAACGGGGTGCAGTTCACTCCTGAAGTTCTCGAGGCGATTTGGGAGAATGACGGTTTCAGCCGCAGGGTCATAACCTGTGTGGCTGAGGATATGGTCAACAAGGGGTTCTCTGTGGCTGGCGACCCGGGCAACATCATCATGGACGAGCTCGACAGCCTCAACTGGACTGGCAACTTCTTCAACTGCCTGTGTCAGGCACGTGCCTTCGGCGGATCCGCGATCCTCATCGGGCTCAACGACGGAAAGGATTTGGAGAGCCCTGTGGCGTTGAACTCCATCACAGGCTGCTCGTTCCTCCGTGTCATACCGAGGAGCAGGCTCGCTGTCGAAACCAACGACCTTGATCTTGACCCGAAGAGCAAGAATTACGGCAAACCGAAGGTGTTCACCGTCAACGACGGTGTATCCCTTACTCCGTATAAGGTGCATATGGACAGGTTGCTCATGATTCCTTGGATAGAGACATCACCGGTCAGGGTGAACTCCAAGGGCGTGATGGACAGGATTTGGGGCCAGTCCGTGCTTGAGTACATCTACAAGCAGGTGGGCAATCTCGCCGTGTTCCATGACAGTCTTTCCAACCTCGTGCAGGAGGCTGTCATCGGCAAGTACAAGATCTCCAACCTCACTCAGATGCTCGCGAACGGTGAGGAGGGAAGCCTCATGACCCGTCTCGACATCATAAATATGGCTAAGAGCATCATAAACGGGGTCGTGCTCGACGCTGACAACAACGAGGATTATGTCAGGGACTCCCTGTCGTTCGCCGGCATGAACGGAGTCGCCGACACGATGATGGTTCTTCTCTCTTGCGTCTCGGAGATCCCCGTCACCCGTCTGTTCGGCAGAAGCCCGAGCGGACTGGATGCCAGCGGCGAGAGCGACCTCAAGATATACTACGACATGGTCTCCTCCTATCAGAAGGCCATGCTCACCGAGCCGATGAAGCGTCTTGTGTTCTATATCGACAAGTACAAGAGGGCGATCGAGGTCGAGACTGATGAGAGTCTCACCAAATCCATCAGCAACCGCGCCAACAAGGGCAAGGCAAAGGTGGCCGGCCCTCTCACCGCAGGAGAGATCTCCCTCAAGTGGAACCCGCTGTATCAGATGACAGAGAAGGAGAACGCGGACGTCTACAAGTCAAACGCCGACGCAGACCTTGCATATCTTGAGAAGGGCATCCTCAGTTCTGAGGAGATCCGTGTGAACAGGTTTGTCGGCGGTTACAACCAGCATATCTCAGTCCAGTCAGCCGATCTCCCCGTGAACACCAAGATGGAGGAGACTCCTGCCGAGGAGCCTGAAGAGAAGTGATCCCATGTGTCATTTTGACATTGTGTGTGTCAGAATGGCACATTTGTGTTGAAGCTGGTGTCCCGTTATTGTTGACTTATTCAGGGACGCTTGCTAATATGAAGACGTAGCTGGAGGACAGACTATGCCCAAAGAAATGAAGAGCGGAAATGTTTGCGACGTTTACGCGAATCTTCCTGACAATACCTTTCATGTTGATGAGAACGGCTTCCTCGTAGGCCGTGCCATTGTCACTACAATCGGTGTTTTCCCTTATCTGCTTGAGGACGGAACCGTGTTCCGTGAGTTGAGGCTTCCTGAGGAGGTTTTCTCCGATGAGTCACTCAACAGTCTCAGGATGATTCCCATCACCAACGATCATCCGAGCTCCTTTGTCACACCCGACAATGCCAGTGAGCTTCAGGTCGGTACCACAGGTGAGGACGTCTGCCGTGCAGAGATGTACTATGAGGGTGGGTACACCTACAAGACGGATGGCACACAGGTGTCGATTCCGCTCAAGATCACGGATGCCAAGGCTATCGAGGACGTCCTTGGCGGAAAGCGGGCTCTGTCCTGCGGTTACTTCCGCGAGCTCGAGCTCACAGGCGGAACATGGTGCGGCATGGAGTATGACGCCATCCAGCGCAATATCCGCTACAATCACGTTGCCATCGTGGACAGAGGACGTGCGGGAGATACCGCCGTCATTAGAATGGACAATGCCTTCGTGCCGACCTTTGTTGAGGTTGAGGACACCGCTCTCGAACCTAAGGCGGACGGCTCGGCTGAGAAGGGATTAGATAATAAGGAGGCTAATATGCCAAAGAAGGAATTAGTTCTTGATTCTACTCCTTACGAAGTCGAAGAGCAGGTTGTAGACGCCTACAACGCCGTAGTCGCCGAAAGGGATGCGGTCAAGGGGCAGCTCGACATGGCTAACACAGAGATTGCCAACCTCAAGACACAGATGGTCGGCATGATCGACGCAGCCATTCTTCCGCAGAAGGTCAAGGAGTACCAGCTCATCAAGGAGACCGCCGACAAGCACGGTGTTTCCCTCGATGAGGGCATGTCCGAGCTGGACATGAAGAAGGCCATTCTCAAGGTTGTCAACCCCGCAATTGCGGACGGCATCGACGAGAGGTCTGAGGACTACATCAACGGCGCTTTCAGTTTCTGCACCAAGACTTCGGTCGCTGGTGAGAGCAACGACGGTGCTGACGATGAGGGCGCGGGCGAAGCAGGCGACGAAGGCTCTGCCGCAGAGAACAACAAACTGATTGACGGACTCAACGAGAGACTCTCCAAGAAGTACGGCAACAGGAGATGATAGGAGACTAAGAAATGGCTACTAACGTATCTATTCCGCAGTATGCTTCCAGAATGGCTCTTGCCGTTCCCGGACAGCTCTTCGGTTCCAGTGACCATGTTGTGCTCGTCAAGAAGGCCGGTGAGGACATCGCTTTCGGTGCTGCCCTTTTCGCACAGGCTGCTGATGGACACGAGGTCAAGGCTACGGACGGAACAAAGGCTCTGCCTTTTGTTGGTATCGCAGGCTTCACACACAATGTCGACGGTTTCTACGCTGACGACATGCCGGTGAACGCTGTTGTCGACGGCTTCATCTATGTCAAGATCGCTTCTTCTGCAATTGCAGAAGGCGAGAAGGTCTACGTGAAGTATGCAGACGGCAAGTTCTACAGCGCAACAGATTATGCAGCAGGCACAGCCTCTGATTTCTGTGACATCCACGCTGAGGCTGTCGAGGCTGGCGCAGCTGCCAATGCAATCGTTCCGATTCGCATCCACGGCTGATTAGGAGGACATCATGGACAAATATACAATCTTTTTTGCCAATGAGTGCAATCTTCTCCTCAACAAGATCGTAGAGACCATCTACGACAAGCTTGAGGCTTTCCAGTACATCCCGCTTGCACCCGCAGAGGGAGAGGGACTTGAGACCCTGTCTTGGAGACAGTTCACTGCTGTCGGTATCGCCAAGATCATCTCTGACTATGCCAACGACATCCCGTCTGTCGAGGCATACGGCAAGGAAGTCAGCTCTAAGGTTTACCACATTGCGACTTCCTATGGCTACAACAAGTTCGAGCTTGAGAGAGCCATGAGAGCCGGTCGCAACCTCGTCGACACCAAGTCCCGTGCCGCAAGACGCGCAATCGAGACAAAGGTCGATGATCTCGCTTGGTACGGTGATTCAGAGTACGGTATTCAGGGCCTTGTGAACTACACAGGCATCTCTTCCTGTACACTCGCCGACAACGAGGCAGGCACCTCCAAGAAGTGGGTTGACAAGACCCCCGACGAGATGGCAAAGGACATCAATGACATCATTGACACCATCCTGACAACCACCTCCAACAAGGAGCAGCCGGACACAGTCCTTCTCCCGCCCGATCTGATGAGGCTGGCAACAACCAACTTCGTCGACACCAACAAGACCATGTCTGTTCTTGACTTCCTCAAGAAGTGCAACCCGATGATCAAGACTTGGGCTGCTGTTCAGGCACTGGCAACCGCTGGTTACGGCGGAAAGGGAAGAATCCTTGTCTACACCAACTCAGCTGACAAGCTGGAGTACCACCTCCCGGTTGGTCTCAGACAGGAAGACCCCGAGCGCAACGGACTCAAGTACAGCGTGATCCTCACCGCTGATGCCGCTGGCACCACAGTGTACTATCCGCAGTCAGTCTGCTACGCCGACGGCGCTAACTGATGTACCCTACGGATGGGGTGGCGGACACCGCCACTCCGTCCGATTTATCTGTTAAAAGGAGCAATATTATGGCAACAGAGAAAACCAATTCAACCGCTGGTGGCAACGAAGCTGTCCTCGACCACAAGTGTTTACTTTACTGGCACAGCAGAAGCCTCCATTCTATTCCGCTCAAGGAAGGAAAGAGGCTGAACGTATTCCCGGGTTACAACGCCTTCGATTTTTCTCAGCTTGAGAAGATTGCGAAGGAGTGTAAGGTCGAGATTGAGAGCAAGATGATCACCCTTTGGGGCATCGAGTTCAAGGCCAACGGCACACCGTATGAGGTCAAGACACTCAGCAAGATTGACATCAAGGAGCTGAACAAGATCCTTGAGGCAACTTACAGTGAGGACACTCTTGCGGTTCTCTCAAACCCCGATGTGGTTCCCGCTGTCTATGCAAGATATGCGGTCGAGCGCAGCGTGAAGCTGAGAGAGGCCGTGGGAACTGAAGCTGACAATATTGAGGTGCATACCGTTAACAAAGGTATCTGATTGCAGGAGATGAAGGATGGCGCTTACAGAGAGCGAAGTTCTGAAGGTCAAGGAGTACATCACGGTGTACTACCCTGCTCTTCTTGAGAATACGAATATTAACTTTCTCATTGACGACGCGGCTGATACGCTCAGTCCTTCTTTCTTCGGCAGACATTACCTCAAGGCGGTGGCTTATCTGACGATGCACAACGGAAGCATCGCCGCACAGACATCATCAGGCGGAAGCACAGGCGACGCCGGTGGTGTCGTCGTGCAGAAGACGATAGGCCCCGTGACCATAAAATATTCAGACAAGAGCTCAACGAAGGAGTGGGCTGCCCTATATGGCTCAACCAAGTTCGGGCTCATGCTGATAAGTCTCATGAAGCTCTGCAGCGGAGGTGGCAGCTTCACCGTTAATAACGCGTGGAGGCTGCTGCCGTCATGAGCATCCTTTCTGACTTCCAGTCAATGATGAGGAATACTCTTGTGGTGAGCAAGGCCACCACAACGGTGGTGAACTTCGTTCCGACCACAACGTACGTGGATGGAACCGGAGTTCCCGCTTTTGTGTATTCCCGCACGGCTGGCGAGTCATATTTTGGGGCGGGGATGTGGAAGGCATCTACGGAATACATAGCCGTCGTCGCTCCGATTGAGGTCAGTACAGACGACAAGGTTAAGATTGACGGCGTCACGTATGCTGTGGATTATGTGGACGACGTGGCTTTTCAAGGGGAAGTCATGCTCATCGGTCTGAGAGGTGTGAAATGAGTATAAATGTACATATGATCAGAGGCTCATCTCACTCCTACAGAACAGGTGAGGTTCTCCGCTCCGCCACGCAGGAGTTCATAGGGTACACGAGCAAGGGCAAGAAGCTCAGTGACGTTGCACTCGAGAAGCTCGAGGAGAGCGTCGAGGACGGTCTCAGGGTTGCGTGGGAGTCTGTCAGGGATACTGCACCCGAGGATGAAGGGCTCTTGAAGAACTGTATCGCCTATACTATGGATGGCGAGACGTTTCAGGGGCTTAACAGTCTGATGGGACATCAGTGTGACGAGAGCGCGTATGAGGCATACTGCTCTCTCGCAGGTGATATATACCGCAATCGTAAGAATTCGGTGGCGGGTTATGTCACGGCTTTTGCCATGCGCTCCATCTGTGTCAGTGGTGACCAGTCCAAGTCCCGCCATGATCCTGAAAAGTGGTATAACAATGTAAATTACGCCGTGTTCGTGGAATACGGCACGTTCAGGACACCCGCCCAGCATTTCATGCGTAGAGGCATGGAGGCCGCACGCGGTGCGATGCTGGCGGAGGTTGTCCAAGGTATGAAGTGGGTGAGAGCATGACGGAACAGCAGGTTGCAATAGATATTCTTACTGCTCTTCAGGGTTCTACAGCGTTTGTCAGCCAGCTTTCTCTGTGTGGGACTGCTCCTATGCTTATTTATGCACCTTTGGTACCTGAAGAGTGGTCAATTACAGATAAAACTGCTAATATGTACGTGTCAGGTGAGACGCAGCAGAACGAGTGGGAACGTTCGGAGTTCACTCTCGCGTGCCGTGCGCCTTCCTCGGTTGAATCGCGTTCATTGGCTTGGGCCGCACGTGATGCACTGAACCGTATGACGGTGAACGGTGCTTTTGTGATTGTGGACATCAAGCCCACAATCGAGCCTATGGATGCTGAATTTGACAACTATAACACGCCTGTGGACATTGTCGTTCGCTACACGTGATGGTTGTATAGTGAAGTTGGGGCTTGGGCCTCATATCATATAAGTAAGGCTTCGCAAGAAGTCACTGTATAAGGAGGCTATCATGCCAGTACAGACTACGAAAAAGAGTAACATCTATTTTCCCGATGGTGCTATGGTCAAAGTCAGGCTCACTCCGAACGACCCTTGGTTCGACGTAGGCGCCATCAACAGCGCAGTCACAGCAACTCTCAACTGGGACGAGAGTTCTGTTGAGACTGCAAATGCGGGCACTCTGAATACCCGTGTTTCGAACATGACAATTTCAGGTGGCTTCACACTCATCAACCTCGATCCCGAGGGAATCGGAAAGATGGGTAACGGCGTCCTCAACGTCACAACCACTGCAGCTGGTTCTACAGTCTCATTTGAGAATCAGGTCATCCCCAGCCCTGCTGCGAATACCGCTTATGCCCTTGCACTTAAGGACACCAACGGCATTTCATACAAGACCACAGGCGCTGTCGGAATCGCTTCCGTCAAGAAGGGTGAGACAACCCTTTCTGCCGGTACTGATTACGTGATTGTCAACGGCTTTGAGATCGTGTTCCTCTCCGCCCCCGGCGGTGATGTCACAATCACCTACACCGCAAGTCAGGCAGTTGTCGGCAAGACCACTGTCACAGCCGGTGCTTCAACAGTCGTCATGACACCGTACGCCATGCAGATCGAGCACACAGACGAGAACGGCAAGAAGAGAACTCTCGACCTCTATTCCGTTTACGGAAACAGCGGTGGATTCCAGTTCAACTTCAAGGGTGCCAACGAGGACGGTGTCGAGGAGATGCCCCTCACCTTCACAGCCAAGCTCGATACAACTCGTAGCAACGGTGATCAGCTCATGGCTTGGTCAATCGACAATGGCGCTGCCTGATAGTGAACACTATCATGTAATACACTGGAGGGGGAATCCGCTTGCTCCTTTGCGGGTTTCCCCTCCTTTTCAAAGGAGCTAGAAATGGGAGAGAAGAAGAGCAGTCTTCGTAATGAGATTGATTACGACCTGCATTATGTTACCGATAATGGGCAGAGGGCTATAAAGACTCTGCACATCTCGTTTGTGTCACAGGCTATCTATCAGGACTATCTTGAGCTTGTAAACGAGGCACAGGAGGCCATTGAACTCAGTGGGCGCATGAAAGACCTGCTCAAGGAGATGGGTGGCACTATTGCACGCAGGAAGAACTATACGGACGGTGCAGGTAACGTCGTTCTTCCGAAGATGAAGTTGTCCGAGGTGCGTGAAGACATCAAGGACTTGAAAAGGGAATATGACGATGCTGTTGCCCGCATAACTGAGATAAGCAACGGCACATACAGGAAGAAGTTCAGTCTTATCCAAAAGATACTGGACAAGAACGGTATCGACGAGCCCGATCTCCGCAGGGAGGACTGGTGGTACAACAACACCAGTGTGCACGAGATGATGGAGTTCATCGTCGCCGCATGCACCAAGGATGAGGTGGCTTCTTCAACTAAAAAAAAACGGTAGATGACTCCGTATATCATCGGGATCGTCTGTATGCGGCGTTGTGCAAGTATTACAGGCCCATGTCGTGGGGGGAGTTCTTAGACATGGACATGCAGGAGGTGACCAACGCCGTTTCTGTTTGCGGTATGCCTAAAGAAGTTGTAAACTACATTTGGGAAAAGAAGCATACCGCGTTTGAGGTTTTTGATTGACGGAGGATTTGCAGCATGACTGTCGTAGATGTCCTTACTTATGTTATAACAGGTGATGTATCCAAGCTCGAGGGGTCTTTGGAGGAGGCTAATACTCAAGCCAACAAGCTCATAAAGGATCTCAATGACAATTTCAAAGGGCTCGGAGAAGATGTAGAGGCCAAGGTTGAGGAACTGGTCATGCAGTTCACTTCTGCGGCAGGGAAGATAAGGGACATCGCAGGTAAGGATCTGACCTTTCAGGAGGCCATTGACAGTGTGCAGCTCCTTGGCAAGGAGTTTGTGAAGCTCTCGGGCGATATCGCACCGCTTGTGAAGGGCGACATAGAGATGTTCGCCAAGTCAATCACAGACAGCATTACCGCTATGGCGAGCCTCAGTGACGATGAGATATATTACCAGCAGGCTCTTGCCCGTATGGCGGAACAGCAGAAGCAGGTGTTGGCTGAACGTGAGTCGGCTCTCTTTGCCGAGAAAGACGCACAGGACAGAGCCGCAGACGCAGCTATCTACCGTTATGAGCGTGAGCGTGAGGCCCTCGAGGTAGCAGCCGCCGCAGAGGAGGAGAAGCGTTACAGGGAGGCTCTCGCCAATGCTGCATGGCAGGAGGAGGCGCAGGAGATACTGCGCAGGAGACAGGAGCAGGTTGAGGCCATGAACGCAGAGGCTGATGCCGCTATGCACAGTTATGATGAGGCCAAGAAGTTCAGGGAGGAGCAGGAGCTCTCCAATCAGGCCCTTCTGACGTCCTCTGAGCGTGTCGCTGACGTGAAGGACAAGCTGGAGGAGCTTTCAGAGAAATACGAGAAGAATAAGGAGAAGCTCGAACCCCTAGTTGAGGGCACGCAGGCATTGTCAACAGCTCTCAACTCATTGCAGAGCCTTGCGGGGTTGGATTTCTCCTTCGACATGATAAAATCTCTTACAAAAGATGCGGGAAACGCAGAGAAGGCACTCACACGCATGTCCGCTGTCTTCAAGACCAGCGTGAACGACGCTGTCTCGGCGTCAAAACGTATTGCTGATTCCTATGGTCTGTCAGAGAGGGCCGCACAGGAAATGCTGGCTTATGCCGGGCAGGTCTTCACTGAGCAGGGTTTCATGGTTGATCAGGCACTCGAGATGGCTGAGGCTTTTGTCAAGAGAGCTGTTGACCTCCAGTCTATGGCTCAGGGAGGTCAGGATTCAGCCGCCGCTCTGAAGGCAATGGTCAGCGCACTTATAAGTGGAACTAAGGCTCTCAAAAGCTGGGGTGTCGCCTTCACTGCACAGGATGTGGCTACGGAAGCCGCCATCCATGACCTCAACGCATATAACGGCAAACTGGAAGGGACAGCGAAGATTCTCGCTTCATACTACACCATATTGAACAAGACTTCCGAGGCGGAGGGCAACTTCGCTCTGAACGAGCAGAATCTTGTCAACATACAGCAGGAATACAATGCCGCAGTCGAGGAGTTGCGCATTGCTCTTGGAGAGAATTTCCTCCCGCTTATGAAGGATATGCTTGTGCTTGTCACCAATCTCGCTGATTTTCTTGGTGAGCATAAATGGTTCAGTTCATTCATAGCGATTGTGTTATCGGGTGCTGTTGCCCTGAAGGCTTTCTCTGCTGCGGCAGGAGCTGGGATCAAGGCAGCCATAGGATTGCAGACAGCCATGAAGTCCACTGAGACGGCGTTCAGGACAGCTACCATTGCTGTCAATGCTTTCAATGTGGCTACAGGTGTGTTGGCGCTTGCCGGCATATTGTCGACGATCGTGGCTATAATAGGTGCTGCGAATACGGCTACCGATTCCGCACAGGCGCTTTCCGATGCTGTTGACAGTATGGCTAATAAGGGCGCGTTGGACAAAGATGAGGTAAAGGAGCTCAACAACAGCTGGAAGAACTTCAACAAAGATATTAAGAATGGACAGCAGGAGGTCGCTGACCAGCAAGAATATGTGAATCAGCTTCATGAAAAAGAGCTGGAGCATCTTGCTATCTATGGTGCAGCACAGAAAGAGCTTTCTAATGCACGCCGAACGAATGATAAAGCGTCTGTTGCTTTTTATGAGGCACGTGTGACCGCTTATGAAAATATCATTGCCGCTGTGAGAGAGCTACGCAAGGAAGAAGAAGCAACGCTTGTTGCTGATGAGGCCCGTGTGGAACGTGCTGAAAACGAACGTGAGGCTTTTGTTTTGCGGTTATCCCGCGCCTATCTTGAAGCCGGTGAGGAGGCTGCACTGCTCGCAGGGCTGAATGAGGAGCTCATAGCGGAAATAAAGACAATGACTGAGAAGCTGAAGGAAGCACAGGAAGCGGGTATGGATCTTGATGCCTATGCCCGTACACTCTCACGCTCCACTGCTGACTGGGACACACTTCTCAAGAACGCTGAGACTCATTACAACAACGCCATGAAGGCCGCCGAGAAAGCCACTGGTGATTACAATGTCACTATGCTCCGCAACATCGACCTCATTGAGAAGCAGCGTGAGGAGTATGACAAGACAAGCCGCACGCAGCTCGATACGATCATGAAGCTTAACGGTTTCTCGGACATGTCTGCCAAGATGTTGCAGGAGAACGCGGCTGCCATCGTTGCCGGAGATAAGGCACTTGATGATTGGGCCGATGGGATTGAAGGGGATACCGAGAAAATAGACCTTCAGGTTCGTTATGTCATAAACGCTATGCTCAGTGCAGAGAAGTGGTTCAACACTGAGTCTGCCGCCTACAGGCAGGAGTTCATCAATTCAACGACCAAGGACATGGATAAGTTCACTGAGTACCTCACAAAGCTCACAGACAAGACTGCCGTGACCTTGAAAGACCAGTACACAAAGACACTCAACAGCGGCATAGAGACGTTTACGGATGCGGTTATTGCCGCATATGGCAGCACAGGCGGTCTCACTGGCATTTTGTCTGATTTCCTTGGCGGTGAGGATGGTAAGGAATTCCCGATTCAGGCGGTGATCGAGGACGCAGTAACGGCAGTGAGGAATGGTGCGGCTGATGTGGATAAGGTCATCACCAATCTTCAGGTCAAGTACCGCATGTATGATTTGGTTGAGAACACCGACGAGAACAAGAAGGCGGTAAAATCCTTCTTGGCAAGTCTCACACTTGCCTTACAGGCACTTATGGGAGTCGAAGCGGATGCCATGACTACCTATAATGATGCTGTGAACAAGTTGCTGGTATCCGCACAGGAAAAACAGCTTCAGGCAGTGCAGGATAATGCCAAGACCACGCTCAAGGCCAAGCGTGAGAATGAGAAGAAGCTGCTCGAACTGGAGCAGGAGGCCGACCGTAAGAGCTACCAGCAGCAGCTTGGCGCGAATTATGATAGCGAGGAGGCATATAAGGCCCTTCTTGCTGCGCAGGAACAGGAGTTGCAGAACCTCAATGACAAGTGGAAAGAGGAAGACGCCGAGATGTTGCGCACCCACAAGAAGACAATGCTCTCACTTGTTGCATCTACTGCGCTCGGAGCAAAGGCGTCCTACGACGCACAGGTTGCAATTCTTGCTGAAGAATACCAGTATCGCATAAACCACGCCGCGCAGACAGGAGAGGATGTAAAGAATATATATGCGGAGTGGGCGAAGCAGAATCTCATTGCTTATCGTGCATATACGGAGGCTGTCAAAGACGAGACTCTTAGGTTACGTGATATTGTTCTCGAGACCAATAAGCGTAACCCCAATCTTTTCACTGATATTTTCTCGTTTGCCAATATAAGTGCAATTCAGAGTAATCTTGACATCGAGATAGAGCAAATTGTCAACGATGGGCTCAAGAAGCTCACGGGTGAGAACGCACAGAAGCTTAATGAAGCATTTGCCGACGGCAAATTGGATATCGGTCAGATGGTTGCTGACAATATGTCTACTGATGAGATGAAGAAGGCCCTTTCTGAATTTGGTCTTGCCGGTAAGGAGTTTGAGGCTGTTTGGGCTTTGGTTTGCAAGGATTGCGCTGAGACAACCGATGATGCCAACAAGGCTATGGTTGAATCCCTGACGGATGCCGTGGATGCCATGATGGCGTACATGGACAAGATCAACGGGCTCATGGATTCTTTCTCAGACAATAAGAAAACTGACATACAGAACAAGATGGCCGAGTATCAGAAGATGTATGATGCGTTCTCTGACAGTCTCGATGAGCTCAACGACAAGAATACAGAGGGGTTGACCAAGAAGGAGAAAGATGAGCTTGAGCGGCGCAAGAAGATGGACGAGGATGAACTCGCACGTATGCAGAGCCTCATTGACGAGCAGGAGGGGCTTTTGGACGAGCAGAAGCGCAAGGACTTCAACCGTGAGAAGGCTTTCAGCATCGCAAACGCGACCATCAGCAGCATCGAGGGTATTGTCAAGACCCTTAGTAGCACAGTGCCCCCGTTGAACTATATCCTCGCTACTGCTCAAGGAGCGTTCGCTGCTGCACAGATAGCCGCTATCGCATCTCAGCCATATCCGTCCTATGCTGTTGGTGCATATAACCTCCCTGAGGATCAGATGGCACAGGTGCACAAGGGTGAGATGATCATCCCGCGCCCATTTGCTGAAGAACTCCGAGATAACGGAGGTATCGGAGGCGATATAACCGTCAACCTGTATGGTGTAGGAGATGGTGCGGAAGTTGATGAATCATCGTCTGAGGGCGTAAGGCAGATCGACATCTATGTTTCCAATAAAGTCAAGACAATGGTCGCCCGTGGAGAGCTCGATGGAGTGCTCCAGTCAAGGTATACATTGGGAAGGAACGGCAAAAGAGGCTGATTGCTTTTTGAAGCCTTGATAATGTATAATGTAGCCATGTAGGAGGACTGCATGGCTGCAACTTATTCATGGGACGCTACTTGGCTCCTCAATTCAGACTGGTCGGACACCCCTTCGATGGCTGTGGTGGAGAACAAGCCTGAGATAGGCCCGCCCATAAGACGTATGCGTTCACACAACGAGAAGCACGTTCTCTCTTGCAGCGTCGATATGACTTATGCACAGATGAATGTGGATCTCCCGACATTCATATACAATATCAAGGGCGGAATTCTTCCGTTCAGGTTTACGTCTCCCGTAGACGGCGCTACCTATGATGCTTACCTCGAGGGCAGTAACGGGCAGTTCTACACTAGGAAACGTAAGAACGCCTCGCTCTATACGGTTTCGTTCAAGATTGCATATTACAAGATAGGAGTGGCCTGATGTCTTTGCCGTATGAGGATCTCTATAAAGGCGTTATCGAGGGCCTTTATGTAAATGTTGTAAGGATACATTACAAGATTGGGACTTCCGGCGGCACGGTGTGCCTCAATGACAGCGGGAGCCAGTTCTCATTCAAGGGTGAGGATTATCTTCCTGTTGGTTTCACGCTTACCGAGCCTGACAAGGCCAGTGCTGAGGAGGGCAATGGCTCTCTCAGCATAGCCGGCGTTCCGAGCTCATATATTCAACTTGTGCAGGAGGCTAATCAGGACGACGGGATCACTGTGGATGCCGCTCTTGTGAAGCTTGTGCTGAACAACGGCGTTCTGTCAGTTGAGGGTAATGATTATATTCTTGCGCCTACAGAGTATACTCTAGAGAGTGTGAGCATCAATTCAGCTTCAGCAGTGCTTACGTTGAATCTGAAGTCGGGTGGTGCTCTCGGTTATATAGCATCGACTCTGTGCTATACGAGTTCTTTGTTTCCGGGGCTGTGCGGATGATGACACCTGAGGAGTACTTTGAGAGGTGCCGCGATATAAAGTACGCGAAGACGTGCAAGATAGGCGGGTTCGGGGAGCCGATGAGCTGCTACGGGTTCATCTATTGGTATTACAGGCTCTGTTTGGGTATGGAGCTTCCTTACGAGGATGTGGTATCCTTTGAGAGTGTCACGGGGCTGCATTACGAGCCTACAGACAGTCCTGTGGATGGTGATGTGGTGGATATAAGGTCGCTCCGTAGTGTGTATCAGACGCATGTCGGAGTCCTTTATAAGGATTTTGTCTACCATTTCACAGAAGATGGGCTGATGTGCAAGAACAGGTTCCGAATGGGGAACTGGGTTAAGGGGTATTACCATGTTGTTCAGGATAAGACGTGAGATATTCAAGGCTGGTGAGTTCGAGCAGCATTTCATAAACGAGAAGGTCACCAAGGCTGATCTCTGCAGGGAATACCATCTAGACCCCGCTACTACAGAGTTCTACGGAAACAACGGGAACCTGATTGATTGCGCGGATGACGTCATACTTGATGAGCCTTTCCTTGTGGCGATGCAGAAGCCGGGTGAGCTCGGAACAGCTATAGTGGTTGGTGCCATAATTGCCACGGCATTGGCTGTCACTGGAACGATTGTATATGCTGTCGGAGTGACCTACTGGGATTGGAAGGACATCTTCGGGTGGTTCAACCATGAGCAGGCACAGGTGGCATATGCTTACTCACTTAGAGGTTCGGCTAACCCGCGAAGGAAGGGCGGACATATAGGATTGCTTCTTGGGCGTGCTTGTGTCGCAGCTGATCAGGCCGGTATGGTCTATTCCAGTTATAACCCGAACAACCTCGTGTCTAGCGGAAGCGGTAAACAGTGGATACACCAGTTGTTCTGCTATGGCTACAAGGATGCCGTGGTCATGAAGGACGATTCCTTCAAATCCACAGGCAACCCGCAGGGCTATATGGTTCGAATCGGCGAGAGCCCGATTGACATTTACGGCGATTCAATTTCAATTGAGATAAACAACGACAGCCCGGCTACGCCCGTGGATGTATCAGATTTTGCATATTACAACAAGCGCTGTGTCGAGGAAGGCCTGACAATCAGGCTCGATGGTGCGGAAAGTGACGCCTCAGAGGGAGATCCGACTGCCCGTTATAAGGCCGGTGTTTCCCGCACATCTCCGACAAACACCAAGATTCTCCGTGTGGGTGTCTGTGCTCCTTACGGTTGGTACATCCAGCATGAGGGAGGCACTGACAATATCCGCGCACTCAGGATGCACTACGGCATAGACATCAAGGCACACAGCAGCAATTCATGGCCTTCCTCCCACTGGGTCAACCATGACAGTGATGAAAAATACAACGGCACCTATTACAGGGCCATGCATGAGGTAGACCCGGCTTCATGGCTTTCGTCCTACGGGGAGGCGACTGACCCGAACAACCAGTATGATGTCCGTGTCTATCGTTATGGATGGGATGATCCGTCCAACCTGACCAAGCAGGACACGTTGATGGTTGAGCTCGTGCAGTTCGACACACGTAACTCCGTGAATGTGTCGGGGCTCACCGAGAAGGACAGGACGACTCCTGTCCGCATGTCGCACAGGTTCGGTCTCATGGGCATGTATGCCGAGGCCACGGATAAGTTGAACGGTTACATCAACCAGCTCAATATCGAGTGCTTCCTGAACACATACTATTTCACCGGCAACTCACCGAGTAATGATCCTTCCATGTGGAGAAAGGATGTCGATCCCTCAGAGGTTGACGACAGGAATAACCCTGCTAGTGTCCTTCTCTACATGTTGTTGAGCAACGATGCCAACCCGAGGGCCTTGAACATCGGAAGCACAAGTCATGGAAGTGCGACATCGGGCTACAGGTTGCTGTCAAATTCGGCATCGTCATATCCCGACATCAACAAAATAGACTGGTATTCCCTCAGTGAGTGGTTCCTTTTCTGCAAGAGCATGAAAGACCCCGAGAACCCGAACGATGACGGGTGGAAGTGCAATGCGTGGGTCACCGAAGAGCTTACTGTCGGTGAGATCTGCTCACGTATCTGTCTCACAGGCCGTGCCTTGTTCAGGGTCATGGATGGCAAGTACACCATACTCATACAGCGTGAGAACGACAATGTCACTCAGATGTTCACTCCGAGGAACGCTTGGGACATGCAGGAGTCCCGTTCGTTCGAGAAGCCTGCCAGTCTCGGGAAAGCCACGTTCATCGACATGGACACCGCCGAAGAGGTGGAGCGTTATGTACTTGTTGACGAGAACAACACACTCACATACCCCGAGGACATCTCGACCGTCGCATCATCCCTTACGGATAATGCTGAGACATACGAGCTTTGGGGAGTCACGAAGCCACATCAGGTGGCGCAGCTCATGGCTTTCCAGTTGCTCTGTAAGAGACTTCAGACCCGCACATATACATGGAGATGCTCGCTTGAGTCCATCACCTGTGCTGTTGGTGATGTCGTGTACCTCGCCAATGATATGTTCCTGTTCAGTCTCGGCTATGGGCGCATTACTGAGGTTCTGACATCAGGCGGAAATGTCACTGGAGTCAAGGTCGACGAGTCAATGGGCATCGACCCGACCAAGAGTTACGGAATCACAATCCGAAAGAGTGACGGCACTCTTGGTTCATATCAGATAAATCAGGACACGTCTGACTCCCATACTCTGTATTTCACCACACCTGTGGCTGTATCCTCGGCCAATGTGCTTGAAGGCAATCTGTTCATCTACGGTGACAACTCCGCGATAGGCAAGAAGGTCATCATAACAGCCATAACGCCTGATCAGGACAGAAGTGCGACAATTACCGCAGTTGACTACATCCCTGCGGTCTACACGATTGTGGAGAACACTCCTATCCCAGCATATGTCAGCGGAATCAGTGTATATGGCAGCGGAGCGAATGTCTCCAAGGGTGTCGTGCCTCCTGTCAGCTATCAGCAGGGCGCTACCGGAGCGGCGGGTGCAAGGGGTTCGGCTTGGTCGAGTGGAACCGCAATCCACGGTTCTGATCCTAACAATAGGTACAGGGGATTTGCCGGTCTTGTTGGGGATTACTATCTGAACACAGCCACTAATGATGTCTATATATGTGTAGAGGAAGGCGATGTTCGGAACGCTCTGTGGGAGTGGGTTGCCAACATCCAAGGGGATCCGGGTGATGTCTCTCAGGTCAAGTACGAGATAGAGTATGCACTTAGTACATCCCCGAACGACCCTCCGTCATCTACACCTGCTGTGTGGGGATACGATGATGATGAGTCATACGGTGCCGAAGACCCATCGGATGACGCAGAGTTCGAGTATGGTTTTCCTGACGTGTTCGATTGGGGAAGCAATTATGACAGATGGTATAAAGGTCTCTATGTTTGGCAGAGGCTGAAGATCACCGATGCGGATGGAGCTGTCACATATACCGACCCGACATACTGTAAGGAAATCACCGAAAGTCTCATTTCGGGCTGTATTTTCACTGTTGTGCTGACAGACAGCGACGGCAATGGAGATACGCAGACATGGGAGAGGAACCTCGCTGATTCGACTAACACTGTTACTATCCAGTTCAGAGTCGTGGCTAGGGCGTACGGGGGTACGTCAGCTTTCCTGTCAGCCCTCACATCCGTGAAGATAATACCGTTCAAGAACACGACCGCACAAACGGAGATCCCTTTGCCATCCCCGTCATCTGTGACGATTGATTCGGTCACAAGGCTCGCGACAGCAGTCTATACGTTGTATTTGAATAAGAACAAGGATTGTGACTCGTTGGTGATAGATGCCACGCTTGTGGATGCTTATGTGGGCGAAGATGGTAATTCGTACACAATAACTTCCAAGGCAAGCGAGACAATGACTGCTGTGGATGTGACTGTGGCTGACCCGTTCGGCGGTCTTTTCCCCACTACCAAGAACAGCGTAAACACACTCGAGGCTGCTGACGCCATTGCGGCGGCTTACTTTACAGGCAAATACGATGGTGTCATAGAGGGCGCCACCTATGCATTGAACTGTGACAACATCTCAGGTGCGAGCTTCCTCGGACTCCGCACGTACATAACAGGTTCGGGATGGACGTGGCTCAGCGGTGAAACTTTGGGTAAACCGAGGGTCTCTGAAATTTGTGCTAAAGCGCAGAAAGCCGTTTTGTCGATGATAACTCCCGGAACGGTCACACAGAGTGACTTCGCATACTTCAACACATTGATTGTCGGCATAATCACTGCTGACTATATAGGTGCGAAGCAGATAACATTGCAAAATGGCGGCCTTATTCAGAGCAGCGGCATAACGGAGGCAAACATACAGGACAACGGTTACCTTGATAAGGACGGATTCCGTCTTGAAGATGAAGGTATTCTCCGTTGTAAATCAGGATATTTCGGTGACATCCGTATTGCTGGGCAGTCCGTACTTGAGGGTCAGGTAGACAATGACTCTCTTTCCACATTCCCTGCTGCAACCAGCAAGACAATCACAGCCAGCTTCTCGCCGTCAGTCAAAACAGGAACCGCCGGCCACTATACCGTCTATGCATATGGACTGGCAAAAACAGCAATCAAAGCGAGTGCAGCGTTCGGAGAGACGGCTTTCTCGGGATACTTCACAGGAACTGTCGTTATTGATGGTGTCACGTATACAGGCACGCTGCTTTCACCCATACGGGTGTATTATCAAGTCTTAACTGACGGGTCACCGGTTTTCGAGATAGGCGGCGCCGGATTCTCTATCGAATACGGATATATCAACCGCCTCGGGAGGTACTCCTTCCCGGATGCGACAGATTATGCCATCTGCTCCAGTGTCAAGTATCAGCAGGGAACTCCCGTTGGTAATCTGACTTCCGTTTCCTTGTCGGCAATAGTCAGCGAGGGCGGTTTTTATAGCCATGACATGCTGCCGAAGACTCCGAATGGAGATACAATCGGTGCTAGTGGCCAGCGTTATAAGGAAGTATGGGCAGGTGCGTTCCGTGGCGGATATATCCATGCCAATGAAGCCGAAAGCAGTCTAGGAGATCTGAACGTAGGTAAAGTCAAGAGTCGCGATGTCGTTCCCCCCGGAGCCATCGTACTCATTGATCAACGTGTAGACAGACAGGCTTCCGACTATCTTAGACATTTCCTTCCCTGTGACGGATCCGCATTATCGAGGGAGGACTACCCAGATCTCTTCTATGAAATCGGTCTCTCCTGTACGCCTGCATACTCTTCATCAACCAGCTATTCCGTCGGTGCCTGCGTGACATATGGAGGCGAGACTAGGTGGGGATATAGGTGTATCAGGGCTTGTCAGGGGATAGATCCGATGGACGGTCTCAATGAGTACTGGGAAGAAGGATACTTTAAGCTTCCGACGGCATCTTCTGTAATACTGCAGACCGGCTGCTATATGATTTCAACCTGGTGAGAAAGGAGAGCACATGCAGACAAGAGACGCATACAGGTTTGATCTTGACACAAGAGAATATCTCGGTATCCAACAGGCGTACCCCAACATCAGGAGGGAGGGTGAGTATATCTTACCTTACGGCTGCACATTCGTGGCACCGCCTACGTACGGAGAGTTTGAGATTCCTGTGTTTGACGGCACATCGCAGTGGACTGTCGTTCCCGACTACCGCAGGAAAGAGGGCTCTGAGGGCAAGCCCTATTATAGGGATTCGGATTACTGGTGGGCTGAGCCCCAGTATATGGAGACCTATGGGGATATTCCTGAGGGCTGCTCGTTCGACAAATATGAGAAGCCACAGGACGTGCTTGACGTGATCGAGTTGCAGAATATGTATGACACTCTTGTGGAAGAACTGCAAAGCACAGACTATTATGCACGTCGTTTGTACGAGTATGAACAGGGATATGACAGCGATCCTGAGAGGGAAGCGCGGTATAGGTCTGAGTTGCAGAGGCTTGTGAAAGAACGTAAAAAGCTTGCACCATGGGGAGCACAGATAGATGTGTTAAAAGCACAAATTGTGCTAGAGTATGGTGAGGAAGCGCTGAATCATTTGAATTAAAGGAGTGTGCATATGAAACGTTTTTCCATTTTGGTTTTGTTGTTGTCGGTGTTCGTATTGTGCTTGCTGCCTTCTTGCAAGGCAACTCCCGAAATACCTGTTGAAGAACAGGTCGTCGGGTGGTGGGAAACTGAGGTTGGTGCATATGATTATCTTTTGCACATACGGGCTGACAAATGGGCTGTGTTTTTCAAAGTGCACAACGATGAAGTGTATGAGATCGGCGTCTACCAGTGGTTCATCGAGAACAATCTTTTTGTAATGGTAGACGAGCAACGTTATCCCGACATAGCGGAGTTCAGCCTCTCGGGTGACACTCTTGTTTTGGGCACGCTGATATACGCCAGAGTTTACTGATGCCGCCCGTAATCGTCATATCGCGGGCACTTTGGATTTGATATTTTTTACGATTAGTATAGAATTGAGATAGACACGGAGGAACATATATGGCAGTTAAACCTTTCGCGAACGCACCTCATGCAGCGAAGAGCGCTATAGCCACTTCTTGGCTCATAGGAGTACAGGCGGGAAACACACCCAATGCAGTCAGTGAAATGAAATACCTCACCGTTGGTGAGTTCACTGAGTACGTGCGCTCGAATTACGGTTCGATGTGGAATTATAGGGGTGAGTGCAGCAATGCGACACCCACAGACCCTGTCAACAATGACTATTTCCTTGCTGTCTCGACTTTTGCAGAAGACGGAACAATTTACACAGCCAACCACCTCTATGCTTATAACGGCAACACATGGGACGATGTATCCAATGTGCTGAATCAGTACGCAAGACAGTCCGCACTCGATCAGACGAATGTGGCTGTCGCGGCTCTCGAGGACAGGGCGGACACGGACGAGTCGAACATCACGTCTCTGGACGAAAGGGTTACGACCCTCGAACAGGCGGCACAGAGCGGCTACAACTATAAGGGTGACTGCACGTACGCGAACCTGCCTACGAGCGGCCAGCAGCTCGGTGACATGTGGTACGTGACAGACCGCAACGACAACTATATATGGAACGGCTCGGTGTGGCGCGCACAGAACAATGTCGGCTGGGCGTGGGTGCTCCAGTCAGACGGAAACTACAAGCTCGGGCTTTTAGAGCATTAAGGAGAAATATATGGCATACATTTATCCGCTTACAGACGAAACAGGAAAAGACCTTGCCGACGGCATCCATGCCGTAGCCGAGGCATTGGGTGGCCAGACGAAGCTCAGTTTCAAGAGACTTCAGCAAATCATCCGCGCTGGCCGCATCGACGAATATCTGGCCATAGGCGATGAGATCGAGGTCGAGAAGGAAACCGGACTCAGTATCAGCGTCCATACGACGGGATCTCTTTCCGCCACGATTACCGAGGCTACATGGAATCAGCATGTCGAACATCTTCACCATGGCGTCTATGAGTTCACATACGACGGCTATGAATGGTCAGAGCATGAGCTGGGTGAAGGACTGGATCTTTCATTCTACGGAATCAATGTGTCCGGCACTGCTGCAGAGGGCGATGTCATCGCCGTTACGGTTGCCACGGCCACGCTCGTGTTCCAGTATGTCGCCAAGGACAAGGACGCACCCCGCAACCCGAACCTCACGCATTCAGCCACGTTCCAGATGAAGAACTGCTACCGCAGTTTCCAGTTCGACGCATCGGAGGCACTGATATGCGCTCCGTTCCAACTTGTCGCGGGAACGACCTATCAGATTTATCTCTATCAGAACTCAAGCGGCACATACTATCTGAACGCAAACCTTCAGAACAAGTATCTCAATTTCACTCCGTCGGTGAGCGTTCCTGCGGGTGGTCAGCTTGTCGTGACAACCGGAGATATGAGAAACAGCACGAGCATCTCGGATTTGAAGCTGTCGTCCTATGCCAACAAAGGCGATACTACGGCCCTTGAAAGTAACATCGCATGTGTCGAGGGGACTTCCGGTGACGGCTCCACATCCATCGGATCCGCGAACACCACGGCGGACAAGGCCAAGGTCAATCATACGGACAGAACGCTGTACGGTTCGAACAACTGGCAGCAGAGCGCTCTCAGGCTGTGGCTCAACTCAGACAAGGCCGCGAATGCATGGTGGAGCCCACAGGGGCCGTTCGACAGACGTCCTAGCGGTTACGATATCCCCGGCTTCATGTACGGCATCGAGAAGGACTTCCTCGATGTCCTGCAGGAGGTTCAGACTCCGGCTGTGCAGAACTGGTTCGACGGCGGTCAGAAGGTCACGACCTACGACAAGTTCTTCGTCCCGTCCAACAGCCAGATATGGTTCACTTCAGCGGAAACAGAGGGCAAGCCGTGGGATTTCTATACGATGTTCAGCGACAACGCGGAAGCTTCATATGGTGCGGATTCCAACCGTATCAAGAGGCTTAATGGAAATGCGACTTACTGGTGGACTCGCACTCCGCACGGGTCTCTCGCTACCGGTGAGTACTCTGTTAGTCCTTCTGGATCTTATGGCACCGATTGTGCGTACTATTCCATCGGGGTGGCTCCCGCCTGCGTTATTGCGTAAGGAATCTAAAATCTTAATCAATCGCCCCCGGCAGGGGGCGCTGCATCTTTGGCTGTCTTGGTCAAATCCGCATGGGAGGACGTGAAAATGAGTGTACCTGAGCTCAAGCGTGACATCGAAGAGCTTACTGTGATAACGAAAGGCAGGGCGTTCGTGGCAAGGACTATACGCATCTGCGGCAACGAGAAACACTTCGCCAAAAGGCTGAGATGGGATTTTACCCACAAGTTACCTTCATTGGCCGTGGATCTCTTTGTCTGTTGCAGGAAGGCGAACCGTGTCCGTGTCGAGTGTCAGAAAGACGCTCAGATGAGGTTGGGCTTCTGGAAGGAGGCGTTGAGCGATGCCGATGCGCTGATGGGTCTCATAGACCTTTGCACCGAACTGTCTTCAATGCCACTCAATAAAGTTCAGACATGGAGTGCTGATCTTGATGAGGTTCAGAGGCTCATAGAGGCACGTATCAAATCCGACAGAAGGAGGTATGCGCCTTATGAAGGGTGATGTCTGTCGCACTCCGAACGGATCTAACGCTAACAATGAGTACAATGTTAATCCAACTGGATCTAATGACAACAATAATGCGAACAATTCCAACGGGGTGGCTCCCGACTACAAGAACAGCCTGATTCAAGTAAGCGGATATCTCCCGCCGAACGCCGTGCAACCTTGCAGGGAGACATCATCCTGTCCCGTCGTTGACGGGCGAAAAGCGGATGTCGATGTATCCGACCCATTATGGGACGTCGATGCTGTGAACGGCATTCCGTTCGACTATGCTGATTTGATCGAGGCTGTCAGGGAATGCAGATGCAACGTCCTTTGGAAAGATTCCGTGGCGGGTTTCAACAAGAACAGACTCGTCAATTGCGCAAAACTCATGTATGCGCTGCATGACGGAACATACAGACTGTCCCCCTATTCCTGTTTTCATATCTATGAACCGAAACCACGGGATATTGTGGCAACGGCTTTCCGGGATCGTGTGGTACAACGGGCCATGTGCGATACATACCTTTATCATGCCCTTACCAAGAGTTTCATTTATGATAACTGGGCCTGTCAGATAGGAAAAGGCACAACCAATTGCAGGAAAAGATTGAAATACCTTTTGCAACGCCACTGGCGCCAATACGGCAACAACGGCTGGGTATTGAACGTCGATATCAAGAACTATTTCGGCTCGACTCCGCATTGGGTGGCAAAACAGACTGTTGCCGAGCGTGTTGATAATCCATGGGTACGCAATTATGTCTTCATGCTCATTGATTCTTTCCATGGGATTACGGGCGATCACAGGGGAATCGGTCTGGGAAGTCAGATATCGCAGTTGATTCAGCTCGCGGTTTTGGACGAGCTCGACCACATCCTCAAGGAAAAGATGCACATGAAGGTCTATATCCGTTATATGGACGATATCAAGATCGTGAGCAACGACAGGCAGAAGCTCGTGGAATGTCTCAGGATCATCGAAGACTATCTTGCTGAAAGAGACCTCTGTCTCTCGCCCAAGAAGACATATATCGCGCCGCTTTCCGACGGTATTAGATTCCTCGGTTTCAGATACAGGCTTACGGATACAGGTTTTGTCACCATGAGTCTCGACAAGAAGAAACTCCCGAAGGAACGGCGGAAGATCAGACAGCAGATGCCACATCTTCCGAAACAGAAGATGGACTTCGCCTATCAGTCATGGAAGGCGAATGCAACACAGGGAACGACATGGGCCGCAGTCCGGCGCATGGATTCATATTACTACAGCAGGAGGAGAAGACATTATGCCCAAACTCAGGAAAGTCTCCAGAGAGGAGATAGAACAGGAAAAGAGGGTCAAGCTGCTTGAGGCTGAGAATTACGAGCTCAAGGCCAAGCTGGACTATGTAGCCATGATGACCGACGTGGATATCCCCGTCGAGGAACAGGAGGGAGAGAATGACCTTTGAGAAAATCAAGAAATACTACGACAGGGGTCTCTGGAACAAGACAATGGTCAGAAATGCCGTTGTTAAAGGAAAGATTACACCCGAGCAGTACGAGATGATCGTACACGAACCGTATTGAGGAAACCATGAAGCTGAGTAAAGACCACATCTTCCACTTCGTGGCATCCGCTTTCGGAATGATTGTTGGATATTACATCATGAACCTTTTCTCTTGTCCGTTCTGGCCGTGCATCGCGGGAGGCATCCTCTTCGGTCTCGGTCTCGGGCTTGGAAAAGAGTTCGGTGACATGATGAGTCCCGGAAACAAGTTTGACTTCACCGACCTATTGGCCGACCTTTTGGGGTTGGTTGCAGGAACGGGCATCGTCCTTGTCATCGGACTCATCTCTCGGCTCATACCGAACTGAAGCGGCATGACTCTGTGGAGCTTGCCTAGAGGGGAAGGTTGCGACTGACCCCTCTTTTGTGACATAATATCATCCGAGAACAAACCTTAAATGGTTTAAGGGTGGAGGTTGCGACCTCTGCCCTTTATTTTTTCCTTCCACTATTTACAACGTCGGAACAAATACGCTAAAATGTAGGCATGAAAGACACAGAGATAAGGATAAGAACCGACAATGAGTTCTTGGAGAAAGTGGACTATCTTCAACATATCAATGACTACAAGAATAGGAGTGATACTGTGAGGAAGGTAGTGGAGAAAGAGTACAGAAAAGAGGTTTTCCCCTGTGGAACGTGCAAGTGCTATGAGGACAAGAAATGTATAATCCTCAATGCCGAGGTTGATCCGAGGGAGAGGGATAACAGATGCTCTTTAGGGAAGGAGAAGGAAGATGGACATAGGTTCTGATAGAGGTTATCCAGCATCGTCATTGAGTAATTTTGCACCACATCCGTTTGTGATTGATGGTGTTGAATGTGCCTCAATGGAAGGCTTTCTACAATCTTTGAAGTTCAAGAGCCCTGAGATGCAGAGGGAGGTTTGCAAACTTGTTGGGATGAAAGCAAAGATGAAAGGCAAACACAAGACATGGTGGAAAACCCAAACTTTGTACTGGCAGGGCAAAGAGTATAAGAGGGATAGTGAAGAGTATCAAAGATTGTTGGACAGAGCATACGAGGCATTGGCTAGAAATGATGGATTCATCAGAGCATTAAAGGCTACTGGCAATGCGAGTCTTACTCATTCAATAGGCAAGAATGATATTAGTAGAACAGTTCTTACTCAACGAGAATTTTGTTCGAGACTTTTGTATTTGAGGGAGAAGCAAGATGGACTTACTGATTAAAGGGATGCACTTACCCAAGCTGGGTTATGTGACCACCATCACCATTTTCCATGACGGCACTGTTGCAGACAAGATGGGTAATGTCGAGACGGTAAAGGCCGTAGAGCTACCGTCTCACGGAGAACTCTGTGATAAAGACATACTTAAAGAAGCAACCAAAAATACAGAGATTCGCAACTCAAGGGGAGAGATTTATCCAATAGGAGAGGCAATCGCGAAGATGATTGATGAAGCTCCTACAGTCTTGGAGGCAACAGAATGAGAAGAAAATATGACTATGCACCAATAAGGCTTACTGAATCCGAATATAAAACACTCAGAGGAATTGAAGAATCTGCAAAACTCACGAACTCAAATCTAGTTGTTTATTACCTTTATAAGTGGGATATCAATGTCATTTGTAGTTCAAGTGACGAAATTGGTTACAGCTATCAATACCGTAAATTGTTAAGATGGTGGTTTTATGTTTTGACATGGATTCCTGCTACATTATGTAGGTTTATAAACGCCTTGTTATATTTGGGCCTTTTCAATTTTGAACCATATCAGAGATTGTTTGTCACATATGAAATTAAGAATCGTGGTGAATCTTGTTATTCAGATGAATTAGAGACAAGAGAGTTTGAACGCATTGATGATTTTTGGGAGCAAAGAGAACAGGAGGCAAGCAAATGACAGAATGGAAACATGGATGTGAGTACTGGGAGAAAGAAGACGGACGTTACAAAGAAATTAATTGCCCTATGCAAGGGAACTGCCCTGCATATTACAAGGAATTAGGGAAGCAATGTCCAATGAACGCGCACCCGATTGATTATCGGCCCGAAGGATGCCCGCTGGAGGCAAGCAAATGAGTAGAGGAAGTGTAATAGACAGGGCAAGACTCAGAGGCAAGCCCCTTCTCGATATGTGCAAGGATAGACCCGACATCATCTGCCGCAACGAATATGGGGAGGATGATCACCGCCAGTTCTGCCGTGGGTTCGTGGACAGAATGACGGACGACTACCTGCCCGAGTGCCGGAACTGCGGTGCATGGGTCTATAACGCGGAACCATTGGAGGCGAATGGCTGACTATATGGGGATTCGTCGGGGGCTGCCTGTTGGGAACGGGCCTGACCACCATGCTGATATGACTGGTCGTCAGGTAGTTAGTCAGTATTGCACCCTTCGCGTTTTGAATATATACTGTAACCGCAGAAGATAACAGACAGGAGGCACATATATGGCTAGACGCCCTTACCCCGCACTCATACGTATCGCTCGCAGGCTCGAGGCTATGTTCGGCGGTACAATCAGCAATGACCCACCTCTCATCAGGATCGCACAGGCACTTGAGGGAGGGCAGTATTCGGACGAGAGAATCGCAGCCCTTGAGACGCGTATTGGGGATCTTGAAACGCGTGTCGAAGCACTTGAAGGAAGTCAGGCTTCCATCACAGTCACAGTCAAGATTGACGGGGTGGCCACAGCTGGGATCGACGTGACCGCCACCAAGGGGGAGACAGTCCTCACAGGAACAACAGGTGAAGACGGAACGTACAGGTTCCATGTCGGAGTCGGAGAGTGGACAATCGAGGGCGTCCTCAGTGGCACAGAATACTATGACATCACTGATGCAGAGGTGACAGTCGAAGCCGGTGATGCAGCTACGGCCAACGTCACAGCCAAGGCAATCCTGCCTGATGCGCTCACCGTCAAGACACCTGCCACCAAGCTGGTTTACGATGCAGGTGATCCTGTCGACACCACAGGTCTTGTGCTGACAGTCACATACACAGACGGAAGCACGAAGGACATCTCAGAGGGATTCACAGCAACTCCCGCTGAAATCGCAGCAGACACCACATCAATCACAGTCAGCTACACTGAAGGAGATGTGACAGTCAACACGGGATATGACATCACCGTGAATGAAGGATAAAGGAGTACAGTATGAGTTGGATCACTGAAAACTGGGCTTACATTTGCTCAGGTCTTTTCGGACTCGTCGTCTTGGCAACAATCATTGTCAAGTTCACACCGACTACAAAGGATGATTCTGTCATGCACAAGATCATCTCGTTCATCGACCATTTCTCACTTGCCAAGACCGCTGATGACAAGGCCCTCATCGAGGTAGCCAAGCACATCGACGAGAGCAAGAAAGAGGAGGCAAAATGAACAACGGGGCTGTAATCAGTGTTCTGATAGGAGTCATAGGTGCGCTGCTTGGGGTCTTCGGCCTCAGCAGCGCCGCCCGTTCATCACAAGCGAAGAAAGCAGCTGAGAAGCGCGCTGATAACGCTGAGAAGATAGCCGTAGACCTCATAAGGAAAGAGGAGAGGACAGTTAAGGAGGTCTCTGATGCACACAAGGAGACAGAACAGATTGCAGAAGACAGGAAGAGCTCTGAGAGCCCTGCTCCCACTCCTGCTGGCAGTACTGCTGACAAACTTGACAGGTTGCGCAAGTAGTTCGCTCCCTGAGGAAGAGGGGAAGCCGGTAATCGACGGCACAGCTACACTTCTTCTGCTTCAGATGCCTGACATGCCCTCATCTCCGTCATTCCCATCGGGGCTCGATTGGGGTTATGACGAGGGGCGTAATCTATACACGCTTGACGATGCAGGTGTAGACGCTCTGCTTGCGTTCCGTGATGACCAGTATGGTTCAGCAGACACAAGAGGCTTTCTTTATGATTTGGAGACATGGCGTCTGCAGTATGACGCGATTGTACGGAGAATAATCGAGCTAGGACTCTGATTCGGGTTGTAATCCTAGAGCGGTTACGTTATACTGCTGATGTAGAGAGGTGACTTACTATGCCCACATGGCTCACGATAGTTCTTACGATTCTTAGTTCATCCGTGACATTGGAACTGATACACTGGTTCGTGTCGAAGAAACGGAGACTGGATGAGAAGAACATCTTCATCGAGGCTCTTCCACAGAAGATCAGTGACCTTGACAAGAAGATGGATACCGTACAGACGACAATCGAGAAGGACAGTAAGCACTTCGAAAAGATTGACTCCGCCTTATCCGAGGTGCAGAAAGCCCTCAACCTTAATGCAGAGGGAACTGCAATCGGACTTGAGAATGACCTTATAATCTTCAACGCCTTCCGAAATCACCACATAAACGGTGAGTCCGAGAAGGCGGAAAAAAAAGTAAAGGATTACCTGATGGCTAGTGCAAAGGAGACTCTGAAGGTATGACTGTGGTCTGAAAATGTGACCCGACGCCCTACGGGGCGTTTCTTTTTTGTTCCACTTCCCGTTCTCCGTGTTCTAATAGTTATTGATTAACGGAGATCGAATGGCAGACAAACTACTTAGTGTATTCATAGCCGGGTACCTGCTCGGATACATACTCGACGGCATCTACGCGATCATGAACCCGCCGAGCGAGGCAAGCGAAAACGACAAGACATTCAATAAACTGGGATTGCTGCTCTACACAACCCTGTTCGTTCTGTTTATGCTTGTGCTTATGGGGGTTGTATGAGAATAACCGAGAAAGGCATCAACGACAATCAGACCATCGCACTGTGCATGATGGCCTATGACGACAAGTTCACCTCTGAGGTCGGATTTCAGATCGCCGACACAGTATGGGAGGATGACTGGGCGCGTCTTCTTTCCAACTGGATATGCGAGTACGTGCGCAGCTACGGGGTGGCTCCATGTGACAACATATATAAGCTCGCCCTCGAGCGCAGAGGCTCCATACTCGACGAGGATACGGCAGACTCGGTATGCTCATTCACCAAGGCAATAGCAGCATACCGTGAGGAGCATGCAGACCTGTTCAGGAACCACAAGTTCGTGGCGGACACGGTGCTCACGTGGGCGCGCAGGCGTAGCCTCGAGGTGCTCGGTCAGCAGATAAACAACGCTATGGACGATGGCAATGTCGCGAGGGCCGAGGAGGCCCTTCACCGCTATGCCGAGATAAGGCGTGTCGAGTGCACAGCCACAGACATCATGCAGGACATCGGACGTATCGCATCAGCCTACGACGAGGATGACGGAGAGCTCATGACCCTCAAAGGAGACTTGGGCAGGATGACAGGCCCCCTTGCGAGAGGCGACCTCATGCTCATAATGGGAGAGAGCGGAACAGGAAAGTCGTGGGTGTCGATGGAGATCGGCATGCAGGCCATGAAGCAAGGCTTGTCTGTGCTGTACGTCAACTTGGAGAACTCGGACAGGCAGATGGTGCGCAGGATATACTCCAACATGACAGGTCTGCCGAAGACCACCATGAGATGCCGCTTCCCTTACTTCCGTAAAGTCGATTCCGTGTTCGATGACGAGACCGGTGAGGAGACCGCCACGAAGTGGGAGATCTGCTATCGTGAGAAGGTTCTGTCACCGCCATCTACAAGCAGCGACGACATAGCTGCCTTCCTCAAAAGGCAGAGACTTGAGACAAACGGGGGAAGGTTCTACTTGATGTCCTTCCCGCCGAGGACTTTGTCTGTGCGCGACTTGGAGCGTGAGCTCGACAACCTCAGGGATTTCAAGAATTTCATCCCTGATGTCGTGATAGTAGACTATATAGACTTGCTCAGACCTGAGGTCAGGGAAGACAGGAGACTTCAGATAGACTCCATCTGCTTGGGTCTGCGCTCAATGGCGTTGGCGAGGGACATTCTGATCATCTCGCCGACACAGATAAACAGAGCCGGGTACGGACGCGATGTCCGCAAGGAAAACATGTCTGAGAACATCGGAAACATCAACCACAGTGCGGTTGTATGGGGCCTGAACCACACAGACAGGGAAAAGGATGCCGGTATCACCCGAATAAGGGTGCTGAAGAGAAGAGACGGAACGCAGAACGGTGAGTTCTGCCTCTGTGTCGGCTGTCTCGACGTGGGAAGGCCGATAATGAGCTCTAGGATGATGAAAGACGTAGTCACAAGCGAAGGAACAGCTATGGATATGGAGGACGACGAATGACTTTGACTGATTTGTTCAAGGAACTGCTTAAAGCAGGAGAGAAGGCGGGTCTCGGTGCCGAAGTGCTTACCGCAGACGGGAACATAGTGACGAGAGTCACATCACGCAAGGATGAGGTAGTCCTTGTCACTGAGGAAGGGGAGAAAAGCCCCCAGCTCGAGCTTTTCGGAGGAGATGGCAATGTCTAAGCCCATACCTACAACAAAACACAAGGGAGTGGATCCTGCTTCCTACACGCATGCGTTCTGCATGACCAAGACGACATGGAATATCGTGAAGAACTACGCCATAGAGCAGAACCTGTCATACTCAGCTGCGCTGCGTGAGATTCTTCTTGTCGGATGGGAGACCATCAAACGCAACAGGAGCGGCTTATGAGCAAGAAGCTGATAATCGGTATCGACAACGGCGTTACCGGCACGATAGCCTGCAAGGCGGGCAACGACGAGTGGTTCTTCCTCACACCTGTGAAGAAAGAGCAGAACTACGTCAAGAAGAAGGACATGATAAGCCGCATCGACGTGAACGATCTCTCGCAGAAACTCAAGCATGTCATGGAGAGTGTCGGAGCACTCCCACAGGAGTGTCTCGCCATATTGGAGAGGCCCCTTGTGAACCCTACGAGGTTCAAGGCCACCCTCTCAGCCATCAGGGCACTGGAGGCCACTATCTGCACTCTCGAAGCTCTCGGTCTGCCTTACATGTATATAGACAGCCGCGAATGGCAGAGGGAGATCCTCCCAAAGGGCTGTGAAGGAGAAGAGCTGAAGAAGGCATCGGCTGACATCGGATGCAGGCTTTACCCGCAGAGAGCCGAGCTCATCCGAAAGCACAAGGACGCCGACGGACTGCTCATCGCACACTGGGGAAGCCTCCATTTCTGAACCGTTTCCCGGTTTCGATGTTCTAATATGTACAAAGGAGCGAATACATGAAGACAAAAGAGCTTTTGAACGTGGTCGCACAGACTATGTCAGGATGCAAGACCAATGATGAGGGACACCGCAACCTCCTGTTCAAGGACGGTTATATATATGCATGGTCAAGCGCACTCAGCGTGTCAGCCAAACAGCCCGACGGATGCGACCTCAATGGAATCGTGGATGGTGCGGCACTTGCGCTGTTCCTCACACGTCTCGGACGTGACGAGGTCGAGATCACAGGCGAGGAAGGACGCTGGCATTTCGTGGCAGGTAATGCGGAGGCCGACATCGCCACCAAGAAGGATGACCAGCTCGAAAGGAGCATCGCCAAGAGAAACGACGAGGAGCTGGAGTGGAAGGCTCTGCCGAAGAACTTCTACGAGTGTCTCGCCATCTGCGACATCCCCAACAACATGTATGTGAAGGCTGGCGTTTTTGTCAGTGGCGACCTCATGGTATCTACCGACAACAAGCGGGTGAACAGGGCGACCATGAAAGGCACGATGGACGCAGCCGTGCTGATGGCACCCTACTCGGTATCGGAGATACTGCGCCTTGGTGTGAAGTTCACTGAGTATGCCATCACTGACAGATGGGTGAACTTCAGGACGACGGCAGAGGGCACGGAGCTCCTGACTTTCTCATGCAACCGCCTCGGAGACGAGACGAACTATCCTTATGAGAAATATGTGGGCCTCATCGACAAGGCGATGGAAGGCACGCTGGTGAACGGCAGATTCCCCGACCTTGGACAGGCGCTTGTGCTTGCACAGTGCTTCGACGAGAGCGTGAACGAGAGTACAGCCGTGCTCAACAACGTGATCTCGCTCAAGTTCGACAAGAGCAAGCTCACAATCTTCTCTGAGAGAGGCAACAACGGCTCGATAGGCCGCTACCGCGAGACATTCAAGTATCCCGATGACAAGCCTCTCGCCATTGAAAGCCCTGTCACGGTGCGTGTCTCCGCTCCCTTCCTCATCAGCGCATTGAACCACACGAAGAACTTCAGACTCTCCTATGTGGGGAGCAGGGCGCTCCTTGTACTCAACGGAGAGTTCTTCGACACAGTTCTTCAGGTCATAGGGGGTTGACGTGGGGCTTTTCGATGATGATATGACGAAAGGCAAGGTGCGGAACTTCCGCCCCGGCTGTGAGATCTCATGCCTCCAATGTCTCAACTGCACCTCCCCGAAGCTCTCGCATATAGCCGAGCAGAAGGGAGGCATCCTGTTTATTGCAGACGAGCCGACTGCCGCACAGGACAGGTCAGGCAATCCGTTCACCGGCACATACCGCACCATCATGGAGACAGCCGAGGAGTACGGTTACCCGACCGATAAACTCAGCTTCTGCTTCGCTTGTGCCTGCAACGGCGCGGGCATAGCGGATATGAAGGGCGACAAATACATGCTTCAGCTCGAGTCCTGTCATGATGTTCTCATGAAGAACATAGAGAAGGCTGACCCGAGCATCATAGTGACCCTCGGTGAGGTTGCTTGGGATGCCTTGAAGCTCAAGTCGTTCACAGGCCGTCTTGAGGGACTCAGATATGTCGAGGACATCGCATACTCCTACATCCCCGACCAAGACATGAGGCGTTGGATAGCGACATGTCTCTCACCTAGGCAGATAGCGGTTCTGATGGACGACAGGCAGACAGAGGATACAGGAGCGTACTATCGCCGTGAGTACAAGCGCATGATGCGGCGTGTGTTCACGGACGACTGGACTGTGTTCCCCGACTACAACCACCTCGGAGACCACGTGCAGATATGTCAGAGTGCGGATGAGGCCAAGAGTAGACTCAGACGCATACTCAAGGTGAAGCCCGAGAGGCTTGCCTTCGACTTCGAGACCGAAGGACTCAAACTCGAGCGTGAGGACTTGGACATAGTGTGCGTGGGAATCGCCTGTGACGGATTACTCACGTCAATGGACTGGTATAGGGGCGATGAGGAGTTCATCGACCTATTCAGACAGATAATGCAGGATCCCGAGATAGGGAAGATAGCGCATCATGCGAAGTACGAGGCACGCTGTGTTCTCGACAAGCTGAAGGTGTTGCCCGAGCCTTGGGCGTGGGATTCCATGTATGGTGCGAGAATCCTCAACAACAAGAAACGCTGCGGACTCAAGCCGTTGGTATATCTCACATTCGGGATTTCGGGCTACGATTCGATAGAGTGGTGCCTCGACACACCTGACGGTGAGGATGAGGAAGATAAGTGGGGCAGTAACCACAGGAACAGCCTCATGAGGAACTACACAAAAGACCCCGACGTGAGAGCCGACGCTCTGTACTATGTCGCACAGGATGCTTTGTACTCACTCCTTCTGTCTGAGATGCAGATGGAGGAGATGAAGAAGATCCCGCACCTTCAGAAGGGCGAGGAGCTCTTCCGCTCGCTCATCAATCCGCTTGTGAACGTAGAGGTGCACGGGATGGTCATAGACAAGGACGTTGTGGCCGCCAATATCGCCAAGTGCAATGACATCTACAATGACATCGTGAGGCAGATAGGTGAAGACCGCATGGTGAGGAGTCTTTGGGACGAAGAGAAAGAAGAGCATGCGTTTGACTTCAACAGCAGCTCAGACCTCGGTCATCTGCTGTACGAGCTTGCCGGTGAGGAGAAGGCTTTCACCACGAAGGGGAAGTATCTTCTCGACAGTGCGACACTTGAACGCATGCCTTATCCTGTGACAGACAACATCCTCGAGGCACGCAGGATAGCGAAGATAAGGGACACATATCTCGCCAACCTCGACAGGGAGTCTGTTTGGGATTCCAAGGAACAGGATTACATACTTCATGCGGTCAACAACCTGCATGTTGCCGACACCTTCCGTTCATCATCGAGCGGAGGCATCAACCTACAGAACATTCCGTCGCATGACAAACGGGCTCTCTCACTCGTCCGCTCATGCATCCTTCCTCAAAAGGGCAGGTGCATCCTCGGAGGGGACTTCAGGGCACTCGAGGTCACCATCGGATGTTCGATCCACCATGACAGGAACATGCTGTCGTTCTTGGAGAGCGGTGGAGACATGCACAGAGCCACGCTCTTGGACACGTTCGTGCTCACACCTGAGGAGGCAGATGCCATGCCGAAGGACATGTACAAGAAGTTCAGAGGGTATGCGAAGCGCGAGAACTTCTGTTTCTTCTATGGTGGCGGAGCCAAGCTGATGGGCAACACCCTGTGGAAAGATGCGAACCACGAGCCTGTGGTCATGGAGCACCTCAACAGCAAGAGGTTGGGCGACTACGACCGGTTTATGGAGCACATCAGGGACGTTCTGACCCGTCTGTGGGAGAAGCAGTTCCCCCAGTACGGGCAGTGGCGCAAGGACATCTATGCCTTCTATCAGAAACATGGATACGTGGACTTGGTGGACGGGTTCAGGTGTTACGGGCCAATGTCCTCGATGCAGGCTACCAACGCACCCATACAAGGCCCTGCAAGCCATGTCCTTCTTTGGAGCCTCGGTCAGATAGACAGGGAACTCAAGGAGAAAGGCATGAAGAGCTACATCGTGAATCAGATTCACGACGCCATGTACCTTTCTGTCGTCAAGGATGAAGAGGAAGAGGTGAAGCGGCTCATGCGGAAGTGGATGGTTGAGGAATCAGCCAATCATTTCCCGTGGATCTCCGCTCCGCTTGCAGTAGAGGTAGAGAGAACTGAGTACCGTGAGGACGGGGGCAACTGGAGTCAGGAAGTGGAGCTCGGCATGGTCTGAGTGTTCCACTTCTGTGGCACATTGTTCTAATAGGAATGGAGGAAGACATGGAAGAAGGTCTTTTTGAGAAGAACGAGAGAAGAGGCAGATGCACATGCTTGGAGAAGGCGAAGCCGCTCGCCATGCGCTCCCTTACTATCCGCTCTTATTTCCCCAGCAGGGTTTGGGGGCGCGCCAAGGAAAGCTATGACGGGCGCAAGCTGCTTGTAGTCAAGTGCAACCGTTGTGGGAGGGTTTGGCATGAGTATGGAAGGAACAGCAGGTTTTGGAAGCTCATCGACGATTCACCTGACATGGGCGGTGAGCGTCTTGTGACATTGAACATGGAGGAGACATGAATAAAAGGAAACTGAAGAGGAAGATGGGCAGGCTGTCTGAGGCCGATTGTGCGGTGCTGTCCTATGTGATGCAGGAGCGTCTGATCATGAACATGGCCGAGAGGCGCATGGAAGACAACAAGAACAATGACGATTTCTGCCAAGGAATAGCCATTGTGGCGTACGGGCTCGGTTATGACTGCGGGAAGAACGATGACGGTAAGTGGGTGTTTGAGCGTGATCGCGACGGACTCCCGAAAAAGGACTGGTCTAGAACATCCGAGATTCTGCTCGAGTCCTCATCACCTTTCTCTGCCAAGGCCGATGATTCCAAGGAGGAGTGACATGGGAAACGACATGGAACTTGCAAGGCGGTGCAGACCGGCTACACTGGACGACATGTGGGGCAACGAGTCCGTGGTGGGCAGTCTCAAGGCACTGCTGAACAACCCCAAACGCCCGCAGACATACCTGTTCAAGGGCCCCGGGGGAACCGGCAAGACAACTGCGGCACGTGCTTTCGCACACGACCTCGGGATTGACGAGCTGGACATTAAGGAGATGAACGCATCGGACAACAACGGAGTTGACGACATGCGCGCTCTTATGGACGAGCTTCAGTACAGAGGATGGGGTAACGGAAGGGCGGTGATACTGGATGAGTGCCACAGGCTCTCAGCCGCAGCTCAGTCGAGCATACTCAAGCTCACTGAGGAGCCTCCTGAGGGATGCTACATGTTGCTCTGCACGACAGACCCGCAGCAGTTGAGCAAGCCCCTCCTCACACGATGTGTGCAGATGGAGCTGCGCCCGATAACCGAAGACGAGATGATCCGCAGACTCAAGGGCGTCTGCAAGACCGAGGGCATGGACATATCGGTTGATGTGCTTGAGTCCGTGGCTGACAAATGTGAGGGCGTGCCTAGAGTGGCACTCAAGCTGCTCGACAAGGTGAACGGGATGGACGAGGACTCCGCCCTGAAGCTGCTCTCCAAGGAAAAGGCCGGTGACGACATGGCCCCCGATGTGAAGAAGCTCTGCAACCTGCTCCTCAAGGGAGCCGCGTGGGGGGACATCGCCGATATACTGAAGAAGATAAAGGGAAGTGACGCAGAAGGCGTGAGGAGACAGATAGCGGGCTACATGGCTGCTGTACTCCTCAACAGAGGACAGGCGAAAGCCGCATGCATACTCAGTTACTTCACCGACAGTTTCTTCACGAGCGGCTTCTCGGGATTGGTCTATGCCTGTTACGGAGCACTTGAGGAGAGCAGAGGTCTATGATATTATTCAGAAGGAAGGAACAGCCCTAAACAACCCTTCCTTCATGTGTGGCAGGAAAGTTAAAGATTTCCTGCCTTTTCTTTTCTGTTCCACTTCCCAGCCGAACTGTTCTAATAAGAGGTGAAGGAGGAAAACATGGCAAACGCACTTGAACGTGATGTCTCGATTGACAAGTACCATCTTGACGACGAGGCACAGAACCTCCCTTCAATCATGGGCAAGTACCATGAGAAAGTCTACAAAAGGTCGCAGGAGCTCTCACAGCTTGAGCTCGCCCTTGAGAAGGAGGAGGCGGTTGCAAGGAAGAATGTCCGCGAGGAGTTTCAGCTGAAAGGCGTGAAGTTCACTGTGGACATGGTGAATGACGGGGTGGCACTCACAGAGGCTGTACACCAGCTTCGTATGGATGTTGCCGACGCCCGTGCGGAGATCATGTATCTGAAAGGCATCTTGTCCGCGCTGGATGCCAAGAAGTCGAGTCTGAACAATCTTGTCAGCCTCTACTGCAAGGCATACTACGATAACGAGAAGGCCAAGAACGGCGACTACCGCGAAGCCGATATACTGCACACAGAGACCCTAAGGGATAACGGAAGGGTCGAGATTACAAGGAGATGAACATGGCAAAGAAGTACAACTTCTCGGGCCTCAACAAGCAGTTTGGGGACAGCATGAAGACGAAGGAAGCATACTCCTCCGCAAGCGGAGCATCCGCATCGAAGCTCTTCGACACAAAGGTGTTCGGGAGCGTACCCTTCCTCAAGATGAAGAAGGGGGAGAACTACATCCTCAGATTCGTTCCCTACGTGGTCGACGAATCTCATCCTAAGGTCAAGGAAGGCAAGCTCGAGAAGGGCGATTACGCCTACGTCCTTGATTTCACACAGCATGCGATCGGCCCCAACAACACCCGTGTCGTATGCCCGAGAGGAACATACGGACATCCGTGCCCGGTATGTGACAAGGCTTTCGCCCTCCGCAAGGAAGGAGCCTCCAAAGAGGAGACAGATGCCTTCAAGGCAAGCAGGAGAGTGTTGTACAACGTAGTTCTTTCCGACGACCCCAGCAAAGTCTACATCCTGTCAGAGTCTCATTTCCTCTTCGAGAAGGAGTTCCTCACTGAACTGGACAAGGGCGATGACAATGGAGAGGAGTACAACCTCGCCGACTTCTGTGTGGGAGCCACAGAGGGAACCAAGGAGCATCCGCTTCTCGCCCTCAAGATCAAGGTCACGACTGACAAGCTCGGCACACGTGAGTTCAACCGCTATTCCTTCAAGGTCGTGAAGTACACGGGCGATGTGGATGAGAGCGTCCTTGACGAGGCCGTTCCCCTCCACAAGGCACTCATCGAGCTGAAGCCGACTGAGCTCGAGACCATCATGTATGGAGCAGCCACAGCTGACTTCGATGAGGACGAGGAAGACGAGGACGACATCCCTAGACTCGTCATCGGCAAACCCGACACACAGGGCAAAGACCTCCCGAAGAAGAGGAAGAAAGCCGACGAGGACGAGGATGAGGAAGATGAGGATCTTCCGAAGAGAAAGAAGGCGTCAGCCGTCTACGACGAAGCAGACGACGATGACGACGAGGACGAGGAAGAGGAAACCCCTTCCTGTCCGAGCGGCTATGAGTTCGGTGGCAAGCGCGCAGGATTCGAGGATGAGTGCGATGATTGCCCCTACTACAGCGAGTGCAGAGCAGAAAGGAAGAGACGCAAGTCCCTTGCTTGATAAAGGAGCAGGTGGGGGTGGGATTTCCGCCCCCACCATTTTCTTAAAGGAGCAGACATGAGTGAGATAACTGAAGCATTTGAGAGCGACAGACCTGTAAGGCAGAAAGCCAAGAGTCAGATCTATTTCCGTACCGGCAGTGCCCTCGTGGACGAACTGGTGGGCGGAGGCATGTCCCTCGGTTATCCGAGCGGGAGAATCGCCAACATATACGGAGAGAGCGGCGCAGGCAAGACCTTCTTCGCATGCGAGCTTATCGCAGCCGCACACAGGCAGTACAAGGACAAGTTCAAGTGGGTCTATGACGATGCGGAGCACGGATTCAGCTTCGACGGAAACGCCCTGTGGGGTGTGGAGATCATCCCCGAGGATGCGAAGCCGTCAGAGACCGTTGAAGACCTGTTCTACAACGTCCGCAAGTTCCTCAGAGGGCTTAAAGAAGACGAGTGCGGCATCTACATAGTCGATTCACTGGACGCATTGTCCAATGAAGAGATAGAGTCAAGGGCAGAGGAGAGAATGAAGGCCGGTGACAGAGGTGAGACCTTCGATAAGGGTACCTTCGGAGCCACGGCACAGAAATTCCTCTCACAGGAGTTCTTCCGCAAGCTATGCAGTGAGCTTGAGCACAAGAACGTGCTCTTGGTCTTCCTCTCACAGTTGAGGGATAACCTGAACGCAGGACTGTATGGTGAGAAGAGGAGAAAGAGCGGCGGCTCGGCACTCGACTTCTACTGCGATACCATCCTCAATCTCAAAACGAAGGAGAAGTTCGAGAAGAAGGGTCTTGTGGTGGGTGTATGTGTTGAAGCCACACTCAAGAAGAGCAAGACGGCACGCCCGTTCCGTTCCGCACTGGTGAACGTGATCTTCGACTACGGGATCGACGACATCAGCACGAACATCGACTACATCTACGGCTTGAAGAGCGAGCAGACAGGAAAGCTCCTGCCTACGCAGAACATCAACATGGGCGACACGTCAGACCCGAGATTTGGAACACATCCGAACAACCTTGACGGTCTGAAGGCAGTTCTCTCCGATGAGGGCCTGTATGACGAGTGTAGGATATGGTGCAAGGATAACGGTCGGAAGTACAACAAGGACGCCTACACCGAGTGGCTCAAGGCCAACCATGATGACGTCTACAAGGCGTATTTCGGCGAACCGTTTACGCGTGACGAGCTCATCGTGAAGGCAGAGAACGACAAGAGTCTCCGCCGTCTGCTGCGCGAGAAGGCCATGCAGAAGTGGGAGGACACGGAGGCATCCGTCGCCTCAGGAAGGCGTAAATATGCAGATGATGAGGAGGAGTACTGATGGCAGACAGAGTCAAACTCGATGCATTTGAGGAGAAGAACGGAATCTCCCTCATGACAGGAACGGATGTCACATACGAGAACATCCTTCATGCGGTGATGGATTTCAACATCTATGCGGTTCAGAACAAAGGGAGCAATCTCGTGAACTTCTTTGACCGCAAGCATGTGCGCAACAAGGTCATCAGGGCTTTCGCCCTTATTGGAATGAAGCATGTGTGCGACGAGCTGAACAGAAAGCTCAAGGGGGTTGAGAGTGGCGATAAGTAAGGTACTGAGCATAAGACTTCAGAACTTTCAGAGCCACAGGGGCACCAAGGTGACTCTCTCTGAGGGAGTCACCACGCTTGCAGGAGAGTCCTCCAACGGAAAGACCGCAGTGCTCAGGGCATTGAGGTGGGTGCTCACCAACAGGCCGACCGGCATCGGATTCGTGTCCCACTGGGCTAAGAAAACCAACGCCAAGGGCGAGATCGTGCTTGACGGAACGTGTTCAGTCACCTTGGAGGTCACAGACACAGAAGGCAAGGTGCACACTGTGGAGAGAGTCCGTTCCGCGACGACGAACGCCTACATCCTTGACGGAGAGACGCTCGAGGCTGTCGGAACAGACGTACCTCCTGCCGTGGTCAAGCTCCTTGGTCTGAAGGAAGTGAACACACAGTCACAGGATGACCCGTACTTCATGCTGACACTCCCTTCAGGGCAGGTGGCTGCGAAGCTGAACGAGCTTGTCCACCTCGATGATATCGACAAGGCTTACGGGTTCCTCCACAGGAGGAAGGTCGAAGCCAACGTGCTTCTGAAAGAAGATGCTGTCGACATCAACGAGCAGAAGCGCATCATCGACAACCTGAAGCACATCCCACAGTGTGAGGAAGACTTCAAGGCAATCGAAGAGCTCGAAGAGAAGAGCGACGAGTTGCGAACCAAGATCGACACCCTGCGTCGCATCAGGGATGCGGTTGAGGAGTGCTCGAATCTCCTGTCCTCCCTTGCTTTCGACAATGTGGCGGACGACGTCAGCCGCATCAGGGATATGATCGTCAGACGCGACGAGATGGCTGATGAGCTCAAAGACCTCAAGGCGCTCAAGGGCGACTTGTCCAAGACCGTCAGCGAGCTTGAGGCCCTCGGCCCTATAGCTGACATCGACAAGGAAGCGCTGCTGAAGTTCGCACACACATGGGAAGAACTGGTTGAACGGGCGAAGGAGCTCAACGAGATGAAAGAGTGGCTGAAGGCCGCCAAGATCGAGCTCGATGAGTGCTCTGAGGAACTCTCGGAAGCGGAGAAGGAGCTTCCCGACACCTGTCCGCTCTGCGGTCAGCCCTTTGGAGGTGAACATGATAATTGCTGTGGGTGATTTACATCTGAGTGCCTCAAGGCCGGTATGCAGGACTGATGACAACTGGATTCTTACACAGAGAAGACACTTGGATTTCATTTTGGAGCAGGTGAAGTCCAACAACGCAACCCTATACGTTGCAGGTGATGTGTTCGATACACCGACTGTGGCTCCAGTCATGGTCAACATGATGATAGACTTCCTTCAGGAGTGCTCGAGAGTTGCCCCTGTGCGCATGATAGCGGGCAACCACGACCTTCCTTGGCACAGCATGAGCAGACTTGAGGAGTGCTCTTTCGGAGCCCTCAGAAAGGTCGTGGGAGACGACTGGCGGGCGACCTGCTTCGACTTCGGCACTGAGCCTACTGACGGAACATGTCAGGCCCGTGTGGTCATGCTTCACCACTTCGCGGTTCCTTCTGAGAAGGATGCTCCTCCGGGGCGTGAGAGCTACACCGCTGATGACCTCATAAGGATGTTCCCCAAAGCCAACATCATCATCACGGGCGACAACCATATCCCGTGGACTGTGAAGCGCAGGAACAAGCTGATCGTGAACTGCGGAACCCTCATCAAGAGGAGTGCGGTGGAAGCCCTGCACCCGTGCGGCGTTTGGCTCATCGACAACGAGCATATCGAGGCCAAGTACATCGACTACAGCGAGCACAACGACCGCTGGATAGACACGGCTTATCTCGATAAGGAGCACGAGAGAATTGAGAACAAGGCACACTATGAGAGTCTGCTGAGTGAGCTCAAGAGCGGTATGGAGGGCTCATATGACTTCCCGTCCACGCTGGGCGGCTATGTGAGCAGCAACAGGGACAAACTCGGTGAGGATGTCTCCACGTTGCTTGAGGATGTGATAGACTATGTTAAGGAGGAAAGGACATGACAAACAAGGAGCGTGCCGAGCGTATCATAAGAAGATACAATGACCTGAAGGACAAGCACACAAGGCTTGAGGAACGCAGGAACATGTACCTTGAGAGCATGAAGAGGGAATATGGCATAGAGAGCGAGGAAGAGCTCGACCTCACCATAGAGAAGACCGAGAAGGCACTCGCCAAACTCGACGCCAAGATCGAGCCGATGCTCGAGAAACTTGAGAAAGGATTAGGAATATGAGCCGTAGACTTGAGGATATACGGAGAACCCTCATAATCAAGCGTGGTGAGTACGATAAGGCCAAGGCTAGGCTTGAGGAGCTCGAGGAGAACAACAAAGCCCACCTTGAGCGTCTCAAGACCGTAGATGCGTCCGTAGCTGTTGTCCAAAGCGTGGCAGCCGAACTTCAGAACAGCGTCATGACCAAGGTCTCCTCCATCGTACAGAAGGCCCTCGATGCCACGTTCCCCGAATACATGTTCAGCATGGAGTTCGTGAGCAGGCGTGACAAGACTGAGGTGGATATGTGCGTCACGGATCTCAAGGGCAACCGGCAATCCATACTTGACGGGTGCGGAGGGGGACTGAAGGACATCATATCGTTCGCACTGCGTGTAGCTGTTTGGTCGCTCGACAGGGATGTGGCCTCCGTCCTAGTCCTTGACGAGCCGTTCAAGTTCCTGAGCCGTGGCATGAGGGATTCAGGGGCGAAGCTCTTGGGGGTTCTCAGCCATGATTTGGGAATACAGTTCCTCGTGGTCTCCCACGTGGATGAGATAGTGGATAACTCGGACACCGTATATGTGCTCCGAAAAGGAGCCGACGGGGTGACAAGGGGAGGGGATTGACCCTCCTCTTTTTTTCTCAGATGGGTATTGACGAATCAATAGTTTTGCGCTATCTTGCATGATGTGGAGGAAACACATGGAATATGCAAAGACTCACGAGGAGTGGAACAAAGCCCTCAAAAGGATCGCCTACAGCTGGCAGGTCAAGTATCATGGAATAGATGCCGAGGAAGCTTACAGTGAGCTTCTTGTGGCTTATGCGGAGGCCCTCGCCTGCCCCAAGAAGAACGAGGACTGTTCGTTCGATACAATCTTCACCTACTACAAGAAGAAAGCCATCAGGAACCTTCTGAACCGCAGAGACAAGGACATCAACTTCCATACATATATGGATGTGGATGTGATGGGTGGCGTGTTCACAAGCAGCCACACGGAGAAGGCTCTGCGTGACATCCTGTTCGAGATGGATGCCGTAGAGCTGGACAGCGACACACAGGAAGTGCTTGCCTACATCCTCTCGGACGAGTGGGAGAAGAAGGATCATGCAGCCAACACGAAGATGAAGACAGTCATCAAGGACATGCACGAGGAGAAAGGCTGGACGTACTCTAGGGCACGTGAGGCAGTCGGGAACCTCAGGAATTTCTATATGGAGTTCGCCAACGCATGAGAAAAGTGGATTGGCGTGCATATTGCCGTGACCACGGCATACAGACGAACGGCAAACCGCGGAGAGGGCTGTGGCTTGAAGTCAGATGCCCCTTCTGCTCAGACAAGGGCACGCACGGAGCCGTGAACGTGAAGAACGGCGTGTACAATTGTTGGAAATGCGGCAACCACTCCATGACGGAGTTCGTGAGCATGACATCCAACACACCGAACAGCTACAAAGAGGTGATGAACTACCTGAGACCTTGGCTCACTGAGGCAGAGGTCTACACGACACGTAAGGTCATAGAAGATAACGAGCGGTCAGTGAAAGTGGAGAAAGCTCTGAGGATGCCCGGCAAATCTCCCCTCGGGGTAGCGATGAAAGATTACCTGAGAAGCAGGGGATTCAGACCCAAGTATATGGAGAGGATGTACGGACTCAAGGACGGAGGCATGTCAGGCAGATGGGCGTGGCGTCTGATGATCCCAGTCAACGTGGACGGAAAGACCGTAGCGTGGCAGGGAAGAACCATAGGACGCGACAACCCGTTGAGGTACATGGCATCAAGCCTCGAGGAGTCTCTGATGGACATCAAGGACACCGTGTACAACTTGGATTATGTGCGTGATGGCAAGGCAATCCTTGTGGAAGGCGTGTTCGATAGCTGGAAGATCGGGCCCGGGAGTGTAGCTCTGTTCGGAATCTCCCTCAAGGACAGTCAGATAAAGCTGCTGTCTGAGAGACTGGACGAGGCATACATCCTGTTCGATCCCGAGAAGAGGGCGCAGGAGCAGGCCGCTGTGCTTGCTAGGAAGCTGTCCAACCTCGGAGTGAAGGTCACTGTGCTGAACATGGAGGACACGACCTCCGAAGACCCCGGTGACCTCACCAAGGCTGAAGTGAAACAATTGAGGGAACTTGTGTTCGGAAAGGATTCGCAGTATGATGAAGATACACCATGGCTCATGTGAATGAGCGAAAGGAGCGAATCATGGAGAACACTGAGAAACGCTGCTACACAGAAGGTGAGCGCGTGAGAATGAACCTTAGCGAGAACGCCAAGGGATGCTATCAGATTGACGTGACTGTAGAGAGCAATAGCGTAGAGAGATCGCAGGAAATGCTCCTCGCGTCAATAAAAGCAGCTAAGCAGACTATGTCTGAATGTGGATTGAAGGAGGCTTCCTCCTGATCCATTGGCTCCCGAGGGGGATACTTTTCATGGATTTCCTCCACCCCTCGGGAAGCCTTACTATCGCGGAGGTAAAGGAGCACACATGAAGAAAGAAGGGGTTACGTTGAAAAGGTTGATTGCGGATTATTTCGACGGTCTTAGGGAAGGAGAGAAATTCTCACCGTCGGACGTAAGAGCCTACGTCGTGAAGATTACCGATGGGGAAAGAAACCCCATGGACGGTACTATAACGAGGATAATGAGATTCCTCAGAGATGAGGGATGGGAATGGACTGTGGAGGACAAAGCCAACGCAGTGTACAGGCGTGGGAAGAAACTCGTTACCGGCTCAGAATGTAAGAAGGGAGTAATCAAGCCCCAACCCTACTCATACCGGTATTAGAAAGGTTCGACTTATTGTCCTTCCTTATTTTCCCCAATCTCTTGGAAGGCCCGATGATGCACGGGCCTTCCTTTTTTTATTTGTAATATCTGCAGTTGTCGTAGAGCTTCTCACGCAGCTTCCGCATGAGCCATGCTGTGTCGTGAGACATGAACAGCTCCACGGGGCACACATAGGACGAGGTGCCCATCTCAGGGTTTGATACGAATCCGTATACGTCTATGTCAAATTCGGAGACCTTTATCTTGTACCTGTTCTGATCTGCCTGCTTGCAGTAGGTACGGACACCATGAGAGTCCACGCTGTCAAGCATGAACCCTCCGTCTTCTATCAGTGAGAACACTTCATTCTTTGTCATCTCCGTCATCCTCCTTATGCGGATGCCTTCTCTCGTATGCGAGCAACGCCTTCTGCACGACGTAGCCTAGAACGATGGCACCACCAAAGAGACAGCCAAATATCACTATCCATATCAACCCTTCATGAAAATGTGTATGAGAGCGCGCCTGAACTCCTCGTTCCTGCTTGTCTGTACACAGATGTGGATTACAGCCATGTCCTTCTCTGCACGTGACAGGCTTCCGTCAGGGTGAGCGAACACAAGACGCTTCAGCCTGTCGAAGCAATCATCGTAGAAATTCTTGGTACGCCTCCTCAAGCAATAGATTATACCCTCGGCCATATCCCTGTCCACAGCCCACTTCAACCACTTATCCAAGCACTGGGGTGAGCAGAAACGCTGTATAGAGTGGCAACCGTACTTGTCAGGGAAATAAGAGATGACCCTCATCCCCTTCAGCTCCTTGCCGCACTGCTTGCACTGTTGTGCCTTGCCCTTACCGCCTGCCATCGCCGGCCTCCATATCGTTGACGTTGCCCCCGATCCTGCCGTTCTGAAGTTTGTGAAGGGTGGCATTGGAGCACAACGGGCGACGTGCTCCCTTACGCTTCTTGGCGTCTCTCTTCAGATCATCGGGGTCTGTGACGAACCCTGACTTTCTCTCTTTATCTCCCATGTTATCCTCCATAAAAAGCATGATTCCGTATTTATTTTCCCGAATTCTGACGGATTTTGTCAAAAAACGAGAAAATATCTGTCTGATTCAGGGATATTATCCATGAATCACTGAAAACAAATGGTACTGTGATGCCATCCTATGATTAAAGACTCTCCCGTTGCCGGGTATCGCATAAAGCGGCGCCTACACCACCTGACGTAGCTGTACCTCACTCGATTTCGAGCCACAATTTGCTCCACTGTACGTTCCGTGGACGAACAACATCCTCAGATTTCGAACTCTATGTCAGCCTTCAGCCTGCAGTCCTTGCGCTTGGGTGCGCCTTTCTCAAAGCACTTGCAGGGCACACCTTCGGTGCGCTCCAGTTTCTTCTCACAATCGCCAAGATACCACATGGGCTGACCCATATAATCCTCATGACGCTCAAACGTCATGTGCTTGCACTCTATGCAGCATCCGTCGTTGTCTCTGCTCATACAGGTTTGGCCCCATTACCTGCACCTGCGTTGCAGTAGAACGGTGAGTCCCACGGATATGATGGAACCGTAATCGGACGCAGATTAGGTGTCGACGGCGGTGTGTACGGTATACTCATGATGGACTGATCATCAATCATATCAATCACCTTGTACACATCTTCCTTGTTGAGTGTGTCTTTCCCTTTGGCAATGATCTCAAGCACTTCCTTGGCCTGTTCCTTGGTCATATCTCCTCTCCCTCCTGATAACCATATACGGTCGGACATGCGATGGTCTTTATCCACCGCTGGTTTATGCGTATGGCATATCTGTACAATGCCCTACATCCTCTCACCCTTTTGGGGTGGCGTGTATCGCCCCAAAGCTCAAGGCCTCCCCTGAGAAAATTGAGCTCACGGACATTGTCCTTGTCCTTACGGTGTTTCTTCAATTCCTGATGACACATCACTACCAGTTTGTGATGGAGTGAGCCCATCGGACGCCTCTTTCTGCAGAAAAGAATGTCCTGCATCCTGTGTCGTTTCATCCAGCCTCCTTCCTAAGACATCTCCTTATGGATGCCGGCTTGAACTTCACGTCCCTTTCCACCCCGTTGCCGTAGACGTCAACGAGATTCCTGATGTCACTCAGCCTGATGGTGGAGAATCCCCACTCACTGCCTCCGAGCGTCATGTACACATTGAACAACCACTCGTCGTCGCTTATCCGCTCACCCTCGTAAACAAGCCAAACCGCGTGCTGTGACGGCATGGAATACCTTATGAGAGCCTTCGCATCAAGCCCCATCCCTGACTGGCTGAACCGCGGAAACGCCTCAAGCCTTTTCTCCGTAACCTTGTCGATCAGTTTCATCAAACCCCCTCTGAACTGACATCCCCGAAGATGGCCTCATATTTGACGCCACCCTCTTTCCTCAGGATCTCGAGCATGTTATCTTCCTCAACAACACCGTCGAATATCCTCCTGTGTGTAGCCGCCTTGCGGTTCACTATCTCCATGAGCCTGTCGTCTATCGTGTTCGGACAGCACATGAACCAAATCTTGGCGGCGTTCCTCTGACCTATGCGGTGGATCCTGTCCTCTGACTGCAAGACCTCGGCACAAGTCCACGGGAACTCGGTGATGAGCACATCGCTGGCGGCTGTGAGAGTCAGACCGACTCCTGCCGCCTTGATGTTGCCCAAGAGCAGCTTCACCTTGGGGTTGTGCTGGAAAGCCTCAACAGCCTTGTCGCGCTCCCTCATGGAAGTGTCGCCGTCTATACGTACGGCTATGTCACCGAACTTGGACTGCAGGTCGTCGAGTGTCATCTTGTGTGTCGCGAACACCACCAATTTCCTACCTGAGGAGAGGAAGTCCTCGACCCAGCCGCCTATCTCCCGCCTCTTGCGGAGATATGCTATCTGCTTCTGCCACTCCAGCGTAGACAGATAGTTCTTGGCATGCGCAATCTGCCTCTCCATCTCAGTGATACGTGAGAAGGCTTCAGGGTCTTTCCTCAGGTCGGCGATGTCCGTAGCAATCGGCACCACAATACGCATCTTCTCCGGCAGTTCCGTGAGCACGTCCTCTTTGAGTCTTCGGATACATATGCCGTCCTTTATTATATCATGGAGTACGTCCATGTTGGACGCCCCCTTGAAAGACCATTTCATGCCCTCTCTCTTCGGGTCGCAGAACCTCATGCCGAAATCCTGCTGGTCACGGAAAATCCTCGGTGCAATGCAGTGGAGGGCATTGTACATCTGCATGGGACGTGATGTGAACGGAGTACCGCTTATGAACAGCGTGTCCTTGGCCTTGGACGCGATCTTCATGAAGGCGCGTGTCCTCTTGGCTGTGCTGTTCTGTATGTAATGGCACTCATCCGAGCAGATGAAGTCGAACTGGAGAGAGGCGAGGTAATGTGCCCAGTACGGAAGTATATCATAGTTTATGATTGCAAACTTGGCGTTTACCTCAAATGGGGTGCTCCCTGTGAGTATCTGTATGTCCGACGGTTTAGCGTCAGTCCACATGAGGATCTCCTTCCTCCAGTTGAGCTTGAGTGTGGCAGGACAACAGATGAGTATCCTCTTGTACTTGTCCTTGTTGAGCATGAGGAACTGGAGTGTCATGCAGGTCTTGCCAAGCCCCTGCTCGTCAGCAAGAAGGCGGTAACCTGTCTGAAGCATGCGTACTCCGTCCACCTGATAGGGGAACAGACGCTTGTCCAATGCCGATGCCGGCACATCTGCTATGGTCTCCACCTTCTTGTAGCTCGTGTATATCCTGAACCCTATGGTCTTCAGGTAAGATATGGCCTCGAAATCCTTCGGGACGAACTCGAAACGCAACTCGTTCCCGTCGCTGTACTCGTACTCGAGCGTGTGTGAGCCCTTTATCTTGGCGAACCTGCGTTTCCACTCGTTGCGTGAGCTGCCCTTGTTCCAATGAAGGAGAAGGATCTCTCCACCTACCTCTACCCCTATGTTGTTGTCCGTGTTGACACTTGTGCCCTCTACCGGGTACGGGAGCACGTTTCCTCTTAGGAGATAGACCATAGGCGCGAGGGTGATGGCTGACGGACACTCGTATCCGTTTATGTAGTTGGTAAGGTTCTTGCGCACTATCTGAGCCTGCGACGCAGTGAACAGACGGGGGGCTCCCTTCTCCATGCGCCGAATATGGGCAAGCAGATCAAGTGCGAGTGCCACAGCCATCATCATAAATCCATCTCCTTCAACCACGCCCTGTGTGTCTTGCTGTCAGGGTAGAAATGCCCGTTACTGGGCGCCCTTCCGTCAGTGACGTCAAAGACGTATGACAGATAGGACTTCCAAAAATCCTCTGCGTAATACACGCAGACCCAATGCTCATCGTATTTTACAGTCGCCTTATGCCACTTCGCAAGTGCGCGGGCTCCTTCGGCGAAATCATCCTTATACTTCAGCCAGTCATACATGCCGAGCTCATTGAGAGCCCACTCGCACATCTTCGGGAGCTTGACCTCGGCGGCGGGCTCTTCGGAAGCCGTGGCGGGTCTCTCCACAGTGAACGAATCCTTATCAGCGTTCCTCATACTCCATATACGGAGCTTGAGTTTCCAGTTCTTCACAGGCTCCCCCTGCATCGTCTTCCATTCGGTGGTGTCATACCACTTCACGAACTTGACCGGGTCGACGTTGCTGCCTATCGAGGCGCAGTATGCGGCTACCTCTTCAACCGTAGGCGGAATGAACTTGACCTTACGGGTGACATTTCCATTAGCGGAAGATGAAGGATCATCAAATAATCCTTTTTGTGCAATAAAATCAATAGGTCGCCCTAATATAGTTTCTTTCTTTTCTTCGGTGTCTTTCTTCCCCTCTTCTTCTTCTTTATTCTTCTTTATAGACCTTTCTTCTTTTTCTTCTTCTTCTCCGCTTCTTTCTACCGCTTCTTTTCTTTCTTTGTAGCTTTCAAGGGGGTGGTTTTCTACCCCTTGAGAATCACCCCCTTGAGAAAGCATGTTCACGGTGAGTCCTGCCTCCGCTTCATGGAAGGCTATCTCCTGCTCCGCATCCATGTAAGGATGCTCGTAGACATAGTATTTATATACGAGCCTGCTGTTCCCGATCGTGCCGGGCATGAACTTGTGTGCGATGAAATAGTGGCCGTCCTTCAGCTCCTTGAGAGCGGACTCTATCGCCGTCTCACCCTCGGTGCAGATCCTGCACAGGTTCTTCACGGACGGCTTGAAGTTCTTCGGCAGAACCATGAGCAAGGCAAGGAGCCCCTTTGCCTTCAGGGAGAGTCCGGCTCTGAGCAGGAAGTCGTTGCTCATGGCAACGTACTCGCTCTGCCTCATGACCCTTATCTCGGTGTCGGTATCCAACGGGAACAGCTCGTCTTCAGTCACCGGCTCCACGCTTGACTTCAGTATCTCATCATACACCATATCGACTCCTATATAAAAAACGAAACCCTAATCTCTAAAGGTACTTCCGCAAAAGACCTAGCGGTTGTAATCTCCGCATCGGTAAAGTACCCCTAGAGACTAGGGCTCCGTTCCTCAAGTTTGCGGCTCTGTTAGAACACTTATATGTTACCACTACTCCTCAAAGAAGTAAAGCCCCCGCCGCACAGGCTAAACGGGGGCTAGGCACATTCATCTATCTCATTTCCGCCTTTGTGGCGGTCATGGTCATATCGCTGTCACAGCACTTGACCGTCAGCTTGGCCTCTATCAGCTCCATGCCTTTTACGAGGTCGGACACAGGCCAGTGTGCGAAGTCGCCATACTGTGCAGTGTTCATGAAGTTGTGTTGGCACAGACGGAAGAGCCTGCACGCTCTCGGGCAGTCATCGAACCTGTAGCAATAGTGCATCAGGGACAGTGTACCGGCTGCCCGTAACATGTCGTCATCGACCTTGAGTTGTGTGCTCTTCCGTTTCCTTCCCATAACTTCGCCTCCAGTCATCCAAATGATAGCATATCATCCTTCACGGAATCCATAGTCTCTGCAGGTGGCAGCCACGAGCTGCTGAAGCGGCGTATGGTACCTCCTGCACTCGCCGTACTTGTTCCTCCATTTGCACGAGGCACAGGTGAAGAGTTCCGTCACAATTTCCTCCCTGACGCGCGAGGATGGCCTGTGGCGGCGTTTCATCCTGTAGCCTCCTCTACATATGTCTCGGCCTCCTCCAATGCGTTCACGGCATTGTCTAGCGCGTCTACGGCCTCTGACATGGACTCACCTCTGTCGGATTCCTGCAGACCTTCGGGAAGATTGTCGTAGCACTCCTCTTCCTCGTCCTTGCACTCCTCGATGATCTCTTTCGCCTGCCCTATCAGCTCAAGGGCCTTGTCGAGTCTGTCTCTTCTCTTTCTGTTCATTCCACCTCCTCAGTCAATGCATACCTTATAATACTCGTCACTTCCGGGAACATTCCTGTAAAGGCACAGGTAATTGCCTCCCCTGTTGCACCCGACGTACAGTGTCTTCAGCTTGCGTAAAGGCATGGCGCATATGACCTCATCAGGCACTATCAACGTGTTCCCGTCCAGCACGTTTACCTTTATGAGGTTTATGATGCATAGCCACCTGTCACTGATTGACACCTCAAACTTCTCGGAGCGGAACACGGTCACTCCATACTGTCTTTCGGATTCTCTCCATCCGTCCCTTGTGGTGTACTCACGCAGTAGCTGTACGGCACGTTCTTTCCTCATCCCTCTAGGTCTCCTTTCTTCATGCTCTCGACACAGCCCTTGATGAACTTCACCTCTGATGCGAAGTATTTCCCGAGCGTTGTGATGTCAAACACCGTGAACGTACATGTGGAGTAATCGTAGACGAGGATGTAGTCATGCCCCGTCACGAACGTGTCGCAGTTGTAGAACCGCATGTCGTCCACCCCGTGCCTCTCTCCATCCATGTGATCAGCCACCATATCGCTCAGGTGGTGTATGTCATCTGTGTTCTTCGGCGAGTATATGAACTGCACCGCATCACTCGCTGTGATGTCAGCAAGCAGCGTGAAATTCACTACTGTCTCCATGAAAACCTTATTGCTCATGTTTTTCCTCCTTGAGCTTCATAACCTCGACGACCCTTATCCTACGGCCCTTCCAGTCGCCTTCCATATATTCCTCGTGAGCGGTGTGCCGGGCCTCGCTGGCGTTCTCCGCTTCGACTTCAGTAACATACAGGTCAGACACCTCCACCACACACTTAAAACGGCAGGACATCCTCATCGTCCTCATTGAAGTCTTTCATGCTGTTCGCAATGAACTCGAGCTCGCACCTGAAGCGCTGCCTCAAGTTCTTGACATCAGTGATGATCACATTGTTGTGGTGGCAGACCATGACATACACATTATCCTCGGCGAGCTCATAGCCATTCACCCAAATGGTCGGGTAGTTCCCGAATATGGTGTGGATTATCTCTTTCCAGTCCGCTTTCGGCTTGAACATATATGCCCTGCAGTTCGTGCCGGTCATGAACAGCGCCATACTCTCAGGGAATCCGTAGAACTTCTTGGTCATGGAATCGAACAGATCCAGTTTGTCCTCATAATCCACACATCCCTGCTCTGTGTCGAACTCCTTCCCGTCTCTAGCCACATAGACCTTGTACGGCATCATCGTCATACGTCTGCCAGTTTCAACTCTCATCTGTCGTCCTCCTCTCTCAGTGGTTTGCGGCTTACGCCAAAGCGTTTCAGTGTCGCCACGACTCTCGGATCATCCTCCATAGGAACCTTGGTGTCCTCAGGAGGGAACTTCGGTCGTCCCTCATCTCTCCATGCCCTTACACGGCGTTCGTTCTGCTCCCCCATCTCCCGCTTGCATGTCTCAAGGCTGTCGTCGCTCATGTCTGAGCCCTCGAGCATATGTTCGTCGTTCTTGAAGTGGGAGCAGGCAGGACAGTTCACCGCCTCATACAGGTCATCCTTGACTCCGCACAGGCAGAACGCCCCGAACTCCCCGTAATAGGCATACATACAGTCGCTGCAGTGGTCTCCGAAGATGTGGTACAGAAGTAACTGGTTCGGGTGGCTCAATGGACAACGCCATTCAAGCTTGTCCGCGTTGAAGTCAAGGTTGTTCTTCCACTCGTACCAAAACGGACACCACTCCCCGAGATACTCATAATCATTCATCGTCGGCATGGCCTTCAGCCATCTCTTCATGTCGGGCTCTACCCTGACTCCCGCATACACATAGAAAGCTAGAAGAAATGCCTTGCCCTGCACTATACGTGCCAGTGCGGCTTTGGCCTCATCGGGGTTCTTCATGGCCTTGGCTGTAGCCAGCACTCTCTCGTTGACCATGATGTTCCTCATGATCAAGTCCTCGATTTCCACAAGACCCACGCCCCTCGACGTCCCGTCCTCCACAAATGTACCTCTCATGTCAATCCTCCATCATTGTGCGGTTGGCTTCGGCTTCCTCAATCTCTGCGTCGGTCAGCTCCGTCCGTGTCTTCTTCTTTGCGAACAGGAGCCAACCCACATACAGGAGCCACGACATCGGGAACGAGAACAGGACGGCGAACGTGAGCAGCCAACCGAGGCGGAACGCCACCGAAACCATGACTAGGATGGTGTGAATCCAAACCGACCAAAGCATGAATCCGACAGGTGTGTAGTTCTTGCTTGTCAGCCACTTGCACCATATCGCTGCCTTATAAAGTTTTCTCGACATCTTGCCTCCTTCTCAGACTACTCGTCGAGACCTTCCTGATACAACTCCTGAGAGTAGTATTCCTCTCCGTTCGGATTGAAGTGGTAGAGCGTCAGCTTTACCTTCCTCTTCAGGCATGCGTTTATCACAGCCACGAGAGGATACTGGACTCCTGTAACGTAGAGGTCGATGTCCAATCCGTCCAGCTTGCACTGGCAGGCATATCTGTCAGCCTGACTGTCGATGGCGTCCAAATCCGTGAAATCCACGGCGGAGGGATAGATTGCCTCAATGACGCCGGGAATCGAGTGCCTTGACTTGCACAGCGCAAGTCTCTTTACTTTACCTTTGCTTTCTGTCATTCCTTTATTTACTCCTTTATAATGACTGCCTTGTAGCGAACCGCTGGACTATCATGAAGTCCTCGGGATTCATCCTATGGTAGGCACAATATTTCCTCAACCACTCCTGTGCCTCCGAGAGTGGCAGACGTTCGGGGTTCTTCAGCACCATGTGCGTTATGTAGTCCGCCATAGGGGCGCACTGCATCTTGTACCCGTTCCTCGCATTGAGGACACAGTACCACACCGTGCTGTCGTCGTTTCCCCACGGCTCGTACTCCAGCAGGATCATCCCCCGCTGGTTCTTCCTTATGCGGACATTGACTCTTCCGTAGTCAGTGCATCTCATACCGCCTCCTCACATGACCGACATGCGTCTCATGTTCGCCTTGACCCTGCCTGCGAGCCTCTCGTCAGTGAGGAGAGCCGTGAACGTGACACCCAAGACTTCCGCTACGGACACGAGGATGTCAAGGGACGCCGTGTTTATGTTCCTCGTCCCGCACCCGAGCTTCTGAAGTGTGCTCACGCTCACTCCCGACAACTCGGACAGGCGCTCGTATGTCATCCCCTTCTCCCCTACCATGATTCCGAGGCGGGACAACCTATTCCTCTTTCTTTTCTTCTCCTCCATTTCCAGTCCTCCTGTGTGCTTCCTGCCAAGCATCGGAGAGGTGCTTGTACAGATAGAGTTCCTTGTAGGACAGACCGCACCTGAGAAGCCATTCGTCGTCGTCCCTCGGGTCATCGAGGTTTTTGGCCTCTTCCAAGAACATCTCAACGAGCTCCTCGTGCCTGCCCTCACGTTCTTCGAATATGAACGCGACCATCTCCTCACCGAGTGCTGCCATCGCATCCATCACCAAATCCTCATTGTCCTTGGGACACATCTTGCCCGGTATGACCATGACGTAGCCTTCACGCTTCTTGCTGAAAGCCTCTTCCATGTCGGCCACCGAGATGAGCCCAGCCGTCTTCTTCAGGTTTTCGATCGTCCCCTCGATCTTTTCCATGATGTGTTTGTACTTCATTTTGCCTCCGTAAGTACCAAAACCTATTGATATTGTATCACTAAAGTGAAATCTTGTCAAGCCCTATGTTTCCAAATAGGAAATATCCTATCCCACAAGGGTGCCAATCAACGGCTTACCCCTCCCAAACACTGTGTCTGAAGAGGGGTATCTATTGATTCATCAATACCAAAAAATATACACAGTTTTTGTATATATTGCCTTTTTCAGACAGACTCCTCGGGAGCGTCGTTGGGCCAGTGTATCTCGATGCTTTTCGTGTACACCTCAAGTACCCTCGAGGGCAGTCCTTTCGCTCCGGCGAAGCGGGTCGCCATGTTGTACATCGGGTCGCCGAAGTCACATGCCACAACGGAGCACACGACTCCGAACCTGTCCCCCTTTACGGTCTCGACTCTCACGATGTCCTCCTCGTTGAGCGAGAGCTGTGCGGGGCTGCGGAACAAGAGGTGCTTCTGTGACACCTCATTCAGAAGTTCAACTTCCACTAACTTCATTGTCATCGTGACTGTCCTCCTCTGCATCAAACACTGCAAGTGCTTTCAGCATACCTCTCTCTACCCTCTCTTTGCCATAGATGGTGACATACCCGCTGTCGGTTTCTATGATGATGTAACTCTTGCCGGGAACCACATCAGCCACAGCCACGTTCCAGCACGCGTCATAATACTTGCCTGCGGGGTCAGCGAAGTATCCGTCGTGATCCTTGACCCACATGCAGATCGTGTTGACCTCGTCCATGTTCTTCGGTGAGACCAAGTAGTATGTGGCTGTCCTGCATCCTGAATCCATGAAGTTGTCGATGTGGTTGTATGCATCTCCGTGCAGTTTCTTTGCCAGCGGCTGGAACCTCATGTTCAGCAGGCATGCGAGAGAGTCCTCATAAATCTTGCATAACTCTTCCTTTGTGAACTCCGTGCCGTCATTGGCGACATAGACTGTGTACTCTGTTGTTGTGGTTCTTTCCTTCTTAATTGCTTTCATGTGTTTGCTCCTTTTCTTTTGTTTCTTGCTTCTTCCATGCTTACAACGTAAGTCATTTCTTCGTATGCTCTTGCATACAGACGCAGTGCGTCAGCCGCTGCGGAGTACAGGCCGCATGCATCCATTACGGACACAAGCTCCTTCAGACTCCCGTATGTGTAAGAGCAGGTCTCTCCTCTGTACATAACGGTGGTTCCGTCCACGTACAGCTTCACCATGATTTTCTTTTTGTCCAGTCCCGTACCGGGGAACTCCGCCAGCACGAAGCAGTTGTTTCGTCCGTCTATTGTGACGGGTTCGACTTCCCCCGACTCCCTCGCTATGGTGTAGAGCTCCCTTCCGATTATCGGAACCAGCTTCTGTACCGTCTTCGTCCAGTACACCTGTTCCTCCTTGGCTATCTGACCGCGTTGATGTCCAAGCGGTCAGAGATTGAGTAGTCGATGTCGCTGATGTCGAGAACATCATCGACCTGTATGTTGTAATTCGATATCACATATATTTTTACGGGTTTGTCTTTGTTCGGTTCCTTCTCAAGGGCCTTGATGAGCTCACCTACTGTCATGATGCATCCCCTCAAAACAGCTCGATCGCTGGGAGCTTGTTCATCCCGTCCCTGCTCCTGACGATTATCTTCTTCTCGTCGTCCTCATAGTAGGGACATTCGTGAATCAGCACCGGCTCTGCCTTCGGTGTCTCCGCATCATACGGAATGAGCCCGTACAGCACCAACCCGCTCGAAGTGATGTACAGAACCTCATCGTACTCTCCGCCTTCCGTGTCCTCACGGATAACGCACACGCCATTCAACCCTTCTGCGAGGGCGATAGTCGGGTACCCGTTCTTCACCAGCAACTCATACAACTCCCGCAGAGGAGCCCTCTTCCGATGTGCTACTCGTGGAATCATTACTCCGTCATAGAACTTGGCAGATTTGTATATTTCTCTTTGCGGCATAACTTTACCTCCTATATGTCGTAGCCGTGCTTTGCGAGAATGAGGCGTTCCTTCGCCTCATCATACGGGTCGGGAGGCCCGGGCGGGAACTCATCAACGGCATCCATGATGCCGTCCCACACGGCATCCTCGATAAGGTCGTACATCACCTTGTCGAACATGTCGTCGTCCTTCATCCCCATGAACTCCTCCTCGTGGTCGGAGACATAACCCTTGACGATTGCCTTGATTTCATCAGCCCTTGTTGCCATTCACAACCTCCTTGGCATTGTCCTCGTCTTCGACATCATCCTCTATGTCGTAGAGATCCTCTGTCGTGTCGTCGACCCAGCTCTTTGATATGTAGATGCACAGGTCATCCTCGGGGACGAGCTCATCATTCTCATCGAAGCTCCACACCGTCTCCCCGTCGTCCGTGTAGAGATAGCTGTCATTGACCATCTCTATGGGGTTTCCGTCAAGGTCGTAGACATCTCCCCACAGGTCACATCTAGACATCCCCTCATACTCGGCGATTTCGTCCCTCATCTCCGTCCTTTCCTGAAATTCCCTCTCCTCTGCGCTAAGAATCTGAGGGAGATTCTTCGGGAGTCCCGGCTCTTCTTCTTTTTTGACTGTGACGGTTGGGACTGAGTTGCGGTACGGATAGTAGTCGTTGGTGTAGTAGTTGTCATACCAATCATCCTCGTCGTCGTACCACCCGCCGAGGATTCTTCCGTGTGTGTAGGAGGTGTCCTCCTTCTTCTTGCTGGATTTGCTTGAGTAGTAGCCTGCGCCGCTTCTGTAGTTCCAGCTTGTGCCCCACCAGTCCTTCCAGTGGCTGTTGCTGTACAGGATGCCGTCCTTGTACTCCCACTCTCCGCTCGTGGCGTAGTTGCCGCGTCCGTCAAGGAGCAGGATTCTGTTGTTCGTCTCCGTCTCATCGCGGATGATCTCCAACTCTTCCTTGTCAGGAAGTCTAGCCCCGTTGAACATGTCGAACAGCCTCTTGGCATATGCCGACGAGTCGCTGTCCTTGCTCTTGTCATAGTGCTCATCCTTCTCCATGAATGACATGATGCCGTTGTGCATCAGCATGCATGCGCTGTCTCCGCTTGACTTGTACAGTGCCTTGCTCGCTGTAAGCGGGAACGGATGGCAGAGCTTCGAGCTCACGGCTCCGTGTGTCTTTATCCTGCAGTGCATGGCTGCCACGATTCCCTTCGGGAGCGCATGCCACGCCTTCAGCAGGTCCTCTACCTTGAAGAATCCCTTCACCCAGTGAACTCTTCCGTCCTGTGCCCACATGATGCCCGCTCCGTCGGGGTTGCCCGAGAACATGGTGCGGATAGTGTCGTCTTTGAGCTGTGCTCCTCTAGTCTGTAAAGCTATGATACACATCTACTTATCCCCCTTACCTCAGTCTGTGAAGACATTCCTTGCCTTCAGATACTCCTTCACGAAGTCAGGAGCGTTGTCGTAGTCGATCAGCTCCTTGAATGAGCACTTCATCACATCGTTGTTGTCATCGAGGATGAAGCGGTTGACTGCATCCACGAGCCACAGGGTAGCCTTGATGGTCTCCACCTTGAGTGAGCCACGGAAGATTCTTATCTCCACGGTGGCGCTGTTGGCGAGGTTGACTGCCTGATAGCGGTCGTATGAGGACTTCTTCTTCTTGGCGTCCTCCAAATCCTTGGTCGGAGAACCGCATCTTTCGGACAGGAACGCAGCCCACCTCTCCGTGTTGTTGCGTCTCGCAATCTTCTTCCACTGCGCCATGAAGTGGTCGTATGCGAACATGAGCTTCTCCTCATAATCCGCGATGCTGGCCTCGATGAACGGCTTGCGGGAGATGTGGACATGCAGTCCGCATGTGGTCGTGTCGTGGCTTCTCATTCCGTTCTCACGGGCGATGTTGCACACCTTCTCCCACATGTCTGACTCAAGATGGAACCTGAGTGTGGCGGGATGTGTGACGACCTCCGCTCCGTTGTCCAGTGAGCCGTCATGCTTGCAGTAGAGCGGGAGACATGCGTCGTACAGGGCTCTTGCGAAGTCGTCCGGGTCTCCTTCTCCGTCGACGCTGTCGGTCTCATCCTCCACACCGTAGAACAGTGTGTTCTCAACCTTCAGCTCCTCGTCTTTCATGTGCTGGAAGCAGGGGTGCGGCTTGAAGGAGTAGTTGTTGATTCCACGGCATCCTCTGTTCGGGGAGCTGTCTCCCGTGCAGTCGATGCCGTCTCCGTTCCCACCCTCTCCGCAGTTGGGGCAGCAGCTGAAGTCATCGCTGTAGTATGTGTCACAGTTGTCACACCATGTGGCGTTGTTGTCTATACATGAGTCGCACCAGTACTCGGTGTTGCCGTCGTCATCTATAATGACCTCATGGGTGTTGGGGACGTAGTCCTCACACCTGTCACACCATGAGAGGTTGTCCTCACAACAGCTCTCGCAGACATATGCGTTGAGGTACTCGCTCCAGCGCATGTTGTCCCTGAGCTCCCAGTTGCGGCAGTAGTGACACTTGGCGTAGTCTGACTCTATGCAGTCGATGCAGACATACTCGTCGTCCACCAACTCGTAGACTTCGCCCTCGTACTTGCTGTCGAGTCTGTCGGGGTCATCGGGATCCCTGTACTTGTCGTCGAACGCATGACCGCAGTGCATGCAGATGATTCTGTCCCGCTCCTCTCCGACGTCCCTGATGATGGCGTACTGGGAAGCCTTGACGATGTACTTCCTGCCGATTGCCTTGCTCTCGGAGTTGCCTGTGCACTCGACCTCCACCATGCCCATCGGGAGCAGCTTGGTGACGACTCCCCTGAAGTTGAAGTGCCTTGTGAGAAGGTACTTGCCGTTGGACTCGCTGTAGGCTCCGATGGTCATGCCCACCTTCATCTTGGCGTTGTGCACGGGCTCGTCCGACAGGGAGATGTGCTCCACGCTTGTCCTGATGACGTATCTGCCCGGGACTCCGTCCGATGAATCCGACGAGAGGATTCCCGGCGCCTCGTCGTCCGTAAGGACTCTGACGGGGTTGTACCTGTCGTATGTCCTGAAGGCGAAGATGTAGCCGTAAGCCTCCACGCACCCGCGTGTGACCTTGACCCTGTCCCACAGATGGAACCCGCCGAGCTCCTCGATTCCGAGCTCCTCGTTGTTGAGCCCAGACCCGTGCTCGGCGAGGCGGACGTCGTCGGGGAAGATGTTTATCTCCCTTCCGACGAAGCCGTACTTCTCCGCGAGGCTGTCCGTGATATGGATCCTGAACGCGGTGTTCGAGTTGTACCACCTCGGGGCAGAGACCACGTAGCCCCTCTCCCACGTATCTCCGAGCACACGGAACTCGACCACGTCGCCCGGCTCGTACTCGTACGGATTGACCGAGCACTCGGGCACAGCCTCGAAGACCCTGCCCACGTCAGCCCTTCTGCGGGCTCCCACGCAGAGGAGTTTGTACACGTTCTCCCCCGTGTTCGTCTTCGTCCAGTTCACGATCCTTCCGACGAACCTGTTCATCCTCGTGATCGACACTCCACGCTCGTCACTTCTCCAAGCGTCCTGATTCACATTTGCGATAACTGTACTTCCGATTGCGTACATTTCCGAAGCCCCCTCCTTAGGGGCGTGCGGAGACCTGCAGGCTCCATTTCCTCTTCCTGCCTGCTTCTCTCCAGTCAGATGACGATGACCGATGATTCTCCACCAGTCCCGATATAAGAAAGGGGGGACGGACTCACTTCATCCCCCCGACTGTCCCCGTATGACACACGTGTACCCCTTTGACACAGGGGTGTATCAATGTGACACACATAATCGGCTATACCCAATACCCCAGTATGGGGAAAGGGGTGTTGGGGGAGGGCTGGGCGCCCCCCTCCCGCCCTTCACTAACTCCTTTTCACATATAGAGTTACTTCTTCATCACGGCCTCCTCCTCACAATCACCTCGTCCCCGTCCACGGGCATGATGTAGACGAACTTCGGCGTCTCCATGACCACGGAGGACTCCTCCCCCGTGCTGTCTATCCTGCATGAGCTCACAGGCTCCTCGTCGCTGACAGCGATGCCGAAGCCCCTGAGATAATTCTTGGCGCTCATCTCGAGCAGAAGTTTGGACATGTCCCCTCCTTCACCCCGCGGGTGTCTCAGACAGACACCGCAACGGCTCCGTCACGGTACATCTGCACGAACTTCTGATATGCGATGTGGTCGAGCTCCTTCTCCTCTTCCCGCTCCTTGCGGCGCAGGAGGCGGAGCTTCTTCGCCTCCTCTGTCTTGCTGAACTTCAGGCAGTGGTCGAGATACACGGTCTCCCCTCCCACGTGCAGTGGGGTGCCCTCGGCGATCACGGTCTCCACCAGCTCGTCGAAGTCGAACTTGTGATAGCCTGCCTTGCGGAGCAACGGCTCCACCTTGTCCTTGTTGGCGGGGATGTTCACCCCGTCTCCGATTATCAGATACTTAGCCATTGTTTCCTCCTGTGGCTGTCGGTCTGTAGATGATGCACAGGCCGCGGGCGCACACCGCCCCCGGGCCTCCCGCTTTCCTTGTGCGCAGTATGATGCGCCTTCGCCTCTCAGACGGCGTCGATGGCGTACTTGACCGCACCTTCGTCACCTCCGCGACTCTGCGCACAGCGCACCTGCGCGTCTGTGAGGACGACTCCGAAGCTGGTCTCCGCGATGCATCGGATGAACTCCTCGGGGACTACCTTGATAGTCCCCTGCCTCTTCTGCGCACGGAGCTCCCCCCTGCGCAGACTGTCCTTGAATCTCACGCTCATGGACTCCTCCTCACTGCTCGTCGGCAATCTGATAGCCGAGGTTCTTGACGGTCTCCCTCATCTGCTTGAGTCCGTCCTCAAGCATCCTGCGGGACTCCTCAGGGGACGGGCTCTCCGCAGTGATCTCCAACTGCATGCAGCCCTTGCTGTTCATCGACACGTTCATGCGTACGCGCGGGCGTGTCTCCTCATTCGGCGCCTCGTTCACATTGATTGCGTAGACGGGCTGTGTTTTCTTCTGTGCCATTTTCTGCACCTCCGAAGATTTGATATGCGAAGCCATACGGCTCCACTTTATATATCTATCTTATAAGATAGATATATAAAGTCGAGGGGAGGCGGGCTCCAGTCGCCTCCCGCTCCATTTCTCAGTAGCCGAGCCCTAGCCACAGTTCCAGCTCACTCACGACTCCGAGCAGGCTCCCGTCTTCGGCGTGGAAGCTCACGAGCTTCTCTCCGTTGGCTCCTGCCAAATACTGCACGAACGAGGCGCCGAGCAATTCCTTGTGCTCCCGCACCATCTTGTGAAGGCGCTCCAGCCTCCGCACCTCATGGCGGGCCTCCCGCTTGTGCCTGATCCTTGTGATAAGATTCTCTTTCATGTTCTGCCTCCTGTCGCAGAAATATCACGTGGGTGTATGTCACCTGCCGGTCTCCCAGCCATGCACCCACGTCCATATTGCCACGACTCCCCGCCTCCCCGTGTTCACCCACGGGTGACGGCGTGCTCTATGGAGAAACACTCCAACTCCCAAAAAGGCGACGGCTCCCGGCTCCTCAGTGTCCTTTGGCTCCCTGCCTCCCGTGTCCTTTCGGGACACGACGACGTGGAGCCAAAAGGGCAGAAAGTCCCCGCGTTTGCGGTTGCGGGTGCGGTCGCACAGCCACGGAATTTTGGTCACTGTACTAAACAATTTTTGCAGACGGACATAAAAAAAGCACGGCAACGTGTTTTGCTTGCCGTGCTTGCCGTGTTCAATTGTTGAACACAAATAATGTTTTGCCGTTTACAACGACACGTGCAAAGTCTTTGCCGTTGTCCGTTCTATGGTATTTTGCCGTTGCTTTCTTGCCGTGCATGTACTTTTCAACGTCTACGTTAAAATGCAACGTCTGCACGTTCTGTTTGTCCGTGCGTTCTGCTTTCTTGACTAGCTTGCAATCTGCCGTGTAATCAATCATGGACTTAAACGCACGTGCTTTCAATTCATTGTGTACTTTTGGACACTTTCCGTTGAAACTGTAATTGCGATTGCTTTTCATTTTTGCTTTCCTTTTTTGTTTGCTGGATTTACTGCACGTGTTGTTTGTTGCCGTGTTCGTTGCTACCAATTACAAACCGAGGTTTGCAATTGCCGTTGCTTTCCGATACTCAGCAACTATATCATTGTTATCTGATACAGTTTGCAGAATAACACGGACGTTGTCAAAGTCTGTTGCAATCATGTTCTGATAATCGAGATACGATTTTTTACTTTCGTCATCAGTTATCGTGCTTTCCGTGTCTGCAATTGCGCACCATAAAGCACACAATTGGGCGTTGCTGAAGTAGACAACCTTTTCAATAATGTTGCGATATTCAACATTATCAACAATGAAAGTCTTTTCATCTTTCGGCAATAAATCGTACTTTGTTAGCTCGTCTTTCGTTGCCGTGATACTCCCGCAATGCTTGCAATTACTATCTTTTGCAAAGTCTGCAATGACGTCATTAAACGTCATCTTGTTACGTTTCCAAATCGGCAAAATTGCTTTCTTGTATTTGTCCTCAATTGCTTTTTTGCTTTCATCGTGCAACGTGTGCAGATTATCAGATTCAGAATAAAGATTCTGAATTGTGAGTAAAGCACGATAATTGCCGTGCTTGTCTTTCTTGCAATCACGTGTAATTACGGCACAATAATCTTTGAATGTACCATAAAGCACAACGGCACTATTGCCGAGCATGATAGACTTAATTTGTGCAAGTCCATCTGCATATTCTGCATAGTGCTTTCCTTTATTGTCGTAGCGTGTTGCAAGTGCGTTGCGTGTTGATTCTGAAAAAGACTTAAATTTTGCAGTCCTCAAAACTGATTCTTTGTTATTCATTGTTTTGTTCCTTTTGAATTGTGATTCAATCGTGAACACGGCAACAAATAACACGTGCAATAGTTTGTGTTTGCTTGCCGTCCGTCCGTTGAACGTCAAGTCTATTTTGCTACATGTTCGCACTAGGTTTGTATAGTGTGTTTGTTCTGCTATCCTACGTTAAACAGTTTGCCATATTGTTACAGTGTTTACGCTTTTAGACTTTGGCACGTTGCGTTTGTTTGTCCGTGTCTTTCTGTCCGTGCGCCTGCTATCGTCTGCACAAACCTACATGTCAAAAATCAACAAGTGCAAATGCACTTTCCCAATATCCATTATTTCACAATAGTGCAATAGTGTCAACATAAAGTTTATACACGTTTTTGCACGTGCTTTTTGTCCGTGTCTTTCCGTGTCTGCTTGCCGTGTCCGTGTACACGTGCGCAATACTTCTATAATTTGCCGTGTAACGTGTGACAGTGCCGTTTTTAAGACACTTTCTTTTCTTGCCGTGTTTTTTCTTGTCTTGCCGTTGTCCGTGCGTTTTACGTGCGTTTCTTGCGTGTCCGTGCTTGCCCGTGTTTTCTGCACGTGTTCACGGACTACAAAACACGGCAAAAACACTTGTTTATATCCTGTGCATAACCCTGTCAGTATCTTGTGCATAACTTGTGTACAGCCCTGTGCATTGCTTGTGCATAGCCTGTCAGTTTCCCTGTTCACAGCCTGTGCATAACTTGTGCATAGGGTTGTGCATAACCTGTGCATAACCTGTGCGAAAAACCGACCTTTTTCCGGGGCCGAATCGCCATAAAATTTCTGACACTTCCAAACCCTATATTTGGCCCCTTGCCCGATGATTCGTATATAGGGGGGGGCACACCGCGCATCCATGAGAAATTTCTGACATTTTTTCAATCCCTTATTTGCCCCCTCCCCACTGTGTCCCCTATCGGCGCATACTGCGCTTCCTCCCCCTTCTCCCTTTCTCTCTACTCTCCTTCCCCCATCCTTCTCCCTCCTTCCTGCCCGTT